TCTAGTCTGTTCATAGTTGTTCCTTTGTGTAGAGGGGAATCCAATCATCTCCATACGCAGGTTTGTCTGATGTCCAATGAATCATTCTTGCTGGACTTGTGGAAATCCACGCCACAGGCTCTTGCTCAATCTCTTGCCCAATCCTTTGTGTTTCTTGCATGGCGTGTTCTGCCAATGCTTCTTTGATGGCGGTGATAGTGGCATACATTTCCGGCTCAAAGTCAGCCAAAATCCATCCGTCTTTATTTACACGCTCAATAAACTCAAGCGCCAGCTTCAATGCTTCAATTTGTTGTGGTGTCATGCTTGTCCCCTTGCTCGGATTGCTTCTGCCAACCCCTGCACATCGTAGTCGGGCCATCCATCAGCTACCTTTGCACATGCCTCACGCTCGGCCTCCACAGACATTTGCACCATGTTCTTGATTTGGGTTTCCAAAGACGCAAGCACAGCCTTTGCCGTTTCATCCACTGCCAAGCTGGGGTCAACCCAAATACCTTCTTTTGAGATTGTCATCACGGTCTTTGTCAATGCACCATCCAAGATTTGCATTTGTTTTAAGCTCATAGCGGTGCTTCCTCTGCGTCAGTTGGGTATGTGGGTTTCGGGTTCTTTGGTTCCCTGTACGGTGGCAGGGGATGTTGTGGGAAGGGCCAAGTCATGCTTCTCTCGCTTTCAGCATGGCATCTGCAAGCAAGTATGCCCAGTCTGCCAGTTCGTCGTTGTTAATCGCACCGCCCCCATTTTCTGCAAGCATTCCCTGCATAGCCCTTGCCGCAAAGTAATCCCTCAAATCCATGCCATCGTCTTCTCTCCAAAACACGTTTGGAAATGCCTTGGGTACTTTGGGGGGTAAATTCATTTCATACTCCTTAATTTGTTTTTTACGCCAGCCTGATTCGTGATGCCATTGACCTTGCTTAAGGGCCAACTCTTCAAAAGCTTCGTCCTCTGGGTCTTTCATTTTTTGCTCCGATCTTGTTCATCCATCCAAAACCAAATTTCAGCGAGTGCGTACAACACCATCCCAGCTACCGCCACGCACAAAACACCCAACAAAAAAATTGTCATCACCGTTTCAGTCATAACGCATTCCATCCATACATGAAAAGTTCATAGATCACCCGGCACACAAGACCCCATACCGGCACGAAAAACAACATGGCAACGTATCGCATCACTTTCCCCTCATTTGGAATTGATCGCACCGCTGAAGGATGAATCTGGCCTGCTGTGTGGGCTTGCCAAACCGATCCTTGATAAACATGCAGTCGCGTCCGATGTTTCCTTTGCACTCTAGGCAGATTCTGAGTTCGCAGTGATCTCGATCTCGCATCGTCATGGAAAAGGCCAAGTCGTTGGCTTCATCGTCGTTCAGGCCCTCTTGGAAAAACCGACTGCGCCGCCGCAAAAATGTTTTATCTTCTTGTTCGGTCATTTGCCCACCTTCAGGTCGTGCGGTTTGCCCTTGCCCTGGATGATCTTGGTCACCCGGCTCTCAGTCTGGCGGTGGGCTTGGATCATCGTCCGTGCCGGTAGGTTGTCCAGTACCGTGCAGTAGTCCTGCAAGATCGCCCGGATTAGCTGTATGGCGCTTCCATCAAGTCGGATAGGGTGACCCTTCAGGGATCGGTTTCCAGCCTTTGCAAGGGCCGTTGCGGCGTCCCCAATGAGGTTGTCGGGGTCTTCGACCTGCCCCATGACAAAAAGGGTTTCCATCATGTTCAAGGCGTCCGACACCACTTTCCAATCGTCATAGGTCGGATTGGGGTCGCGCTCGAGTGCGCTCAAACCCTCGAACATCCGGGTCAACTGGAACATCCGCTTTTCCACCGGCAAAGGCTCAGTTGGACTTGCCATCAATACATCCCAATGCGTATAGGTCTTCAATCACTTCTCCTTAATCCCACAACGGTGTGGTGCCATCACTCTAACACGGAATTACAGTTTTGTGCAAAATTTTTTTAGACCCAGCCTTTGAATTCCTTAACGTGTTGGGGGATCTCTCTGTAGCCCTTACAGATCCTTAAAAAGTTCCCCACAAGCTCAGGGATTTCCTTACCGACATGATCGGTTCCCTGACACCACTTATTGAGCAAATAAACTTGACCTTTGGTCAATCCCTGCTCATCACTGATCTCATTCAAGTATTCCTGTGTAACTATCATTTCATTCTCCAAATTTTCGTTCGCAGAGGGCAGTGACTGAGCAATGGACAAAAGCCACCCCAGGCCCGGAGATCCGGGGTTGGCTGAAGATCAAAGTTCGCGTCGGTTGCTCCTTCGCATCTTTGGTTACGGTCATCTCTCAATGTTCCGCCGCAACTGTCAGACATTTAGACCCATTGTGAGGCCCCACCTTGGCGCACTGACCGAGCTTGACCTGGATGTTGCCGTTGCCCCGGATAACCCCAATCTCTCGACCTGGATCCGTTCTGGCGGTTTACTCAACACCCAGCGCTATCTCCACCCGCGCCTGCCGCATCGGTTAGTTTTTACGGCTCTCGCCCCAAGCCAAAACGTTCGTGATCACCAAAAGTCTTGGGGCAAGCAAGGCGTGAAAAACAAAAAAGCCGTTAAGACAAACCCCGGTGAGAAAACACCCCAGCTTTTTGGGCTGACGCGCTACCCCATTCGGGGTCGGGATTTGACTTAACGGCTTTCATGCTTCGGTTCTCACACCTTGCATTTGCTGAAATTCTATCAACACGCCTCAAGACGTGTCAATACCCCCTTTCGGCACTCCATCATCTTTTGCACAACCATCCACAGGCTTTTCTTTGTGTGCAGGTCGTTGGCGTCCATCCCCACCTCGTCGGCCATCGTCCAGGGCAATCCTGTTGCAACCGCACTGTTCTCGCCGGTTTTGGACTCGTCGTTGTCAGCAAATACGAAGCGGTTGCCCTTGATCTGCGGGGCCACCTGCACGAGGTTTGATGCTGAAAAGCACACCACCACGCTGGCCGCTGAACCCGTGCTCCTGAGGGCGTGATGCAACGACAGCCCCGTGGCGTAGCCCTCCACCAGCCAGATCTCAGGGGCATCCTTGACGCCCATCCAAAGAACCGCATTCTTGGCCCTCATACCAGCCAACATCTTCTTGTGGTATTTTCGCAACTCAGCATCCCACCAGATTTCCTGATAGCCCTGAAGGATATTGGTCACCACGTTGCGCATGGGGATCAACAGCTTGCCGTCCAGCACCAAGCCCTTCATCTCAGGAAAGCCCTTCATGTGCAAATAGTTGTGGGTTTCCATCTTGGCCGACCGCAGGATCATGTCGGCCTTTTGGGCGGTCATCTGGTACCGGCGCTCCTGGGAATCCTCAGTAGAACGCTTTTTGGCCCCCCAGGCGCGTTTTTCTTCATCAGTCCAGGGCTTGGTATTCCCGTCCTGATACCAGATCACTGTGGAGCCATCTGCCCAGTTTTGAACCCAGCCCCGGCGACCGTCCCAAAAGTAGGCCCCGTTGTCCGAGCGGGGCTTGTCCACCGTCCCACAGCGCTTGATCCGCTCAGAGGCGATCAACCGGTTGGGGTCGATCTCCACCCCGTGGATGCGTGCAAAGTCAATGAAGCTCATTTGCTCATTCCCCGTTGAAATGCCATGTTCAAGGATCTGATCTTGTTGTACACGTTCTTGCTGATCTCCACCGTGGGGGCCTTGCTGAACTGCCAGCGAGTCTCTTGGCCGGTGATCTTTTTGTACAGGTGCCACGCCCGACCGGACTGCTTGTCAGGCTGACTGTGGTGCCGTGCGTATGAGCACACCTGATTCCACAGGTGCTCCGCGTTGTCGGCCAGCTTCTTTTTGTTCTTGCCCTCACCGATGTAGATCTCTTTCATGTGGCCTGGAAGGGCCTCTTGGATCGCTGGGGATACCTTCTCATACCCGCAGGCCATACAGCGCTTGCTGAAGGGTTTGTAGCCACAGCGTGGGCATCCCTTCAACTCGTGTTCCTCGTCCTTACGGATCGTCTTGTCGAGCTTTTCACCGTCATCGAGCTTGGCCAAACCGTTGAAGAAGATCTCAGTAAAGTCATCGGCAAAGCGCACGATGTTGCCGCTGAAGTCCAGCAAATAGCAGTCGGTCTTGCCGGTGCCGGGTGAGGAGCGCAACCCACGGCCCCACATCTGGATGGCGGTGGACAGCGATTTACGCAGGGGGCGTGCATCGCACACACAGCCCACGTCAGGCACGTCAAACCCCTTGGCCAGGGCCTCCACGCTGATCAAGATTTTGAGCATGCTGTTGGGCTTGCGGTACTCGTCCAGCAAGGTCTTGCGCTCTTTGTCCGTGGTTTCGGATGTGAACACAGCGGCCATGATGCCCTGGCTGATGAACTGCTGGGCCAATTCCTGGCAGTGCTTGATGGTGGCACCAAAGATGATGGTTTTGCGGTTTTCAGCAAATCGAATCCACTCAGTGACCACATCCCCCACGATGGCCATGCCGCGCTCCTCAGCGGCCTTGTCCGTCCACTCACCACCGGCAGTCTTGGCCCCGCTCATGTCGGGCTTGGTGCAGGAAAAGATCCGCATGGGCACCAGCACACCGGACTCGGTCAGTTCGTGCATGGTGGTGGCGTTGATCAGGTTGGTGAAGATCTTCCCCAAGCCTACGCTGAATGGCGTGGCCGACAACCCAATCACGGCGGCACCAGTGGTCTGGGCGAATTCCGTCCAAGCCTTGTAGGTGGTGTGGGCCTCATCGACCACGAGCACATCCAGCTTTGGCCAGAACTCCCGCTTGGCAATCGTCTGCACTGAGGCGATCTGGAGCAGGGCCTCTGGCCTGCGCCGCCAGTGTTCAGCCTGGATGACCCCGTGGGAGGTCAATCCGTAGGCATCAGCAACCTCTGAGGTCTGGTTGATCAGCGTGGTGCGGTCACACAGGAAAACCGCACGCTTACCCCTTTGCATGGCCTCATTGCAGATCCGCAAACCAAGGTAGGTTTTACCGGCACCGGTGGGTGCCATGATGATCTGGTTTTTGTGGCCATCACGGAACCCTTGGCGCAGGGAGTTGTGAGCGTTGGTTTGGAAGGGGCGGGGAGCGGGGAAGGTGGTTCCATCATCACACCGCTCAGGTGCTAGGAGTTCAGTCATTTTTTGGCCTTGTCGAGTTGTTTTTGGAGCTTCTTGCATTCTTTGACCAACTCATTCTTTTCCCTCATGAGGGCGTCGATCCGAAGTTGCATCTGGGCGTTGAGGAAATTCAACCGCTCGATTTCTGCGTGCTGTTGGGCCATCTTGTCATCGGCCTCGAGGAAGCGATGCATAGCCTCAATGTCAGCGGCCAGGGCCATGTCGTTGGCCTTCAGTTCATCGGCATCGGGGGCAAAGTCGTCTTCAGGCTTTGTAAGTTCCGTGTCAGCCCTGGTTAAACCAGGGTCTTCGGCCTCGGTTTCAAGCTTCTTTTTGAAATGGCGCTCAATCTTTTCTACTTGTTTGGCTTTGGCCTCTGGGCTACGGACAGCGGCCACAAAGGTGCTGGACACGGCACAAAGCTTGGCAATTTTTTCGTTGCTCAGGTCTTTAGTGTCCTCATGGATCAAAGCCGCTTCGACCACCCGGCGCTTAGTGGCGTTGTTGCGTTGCAAACCATGTCTCCCATTGACGCCCATGGCGATCACCTGGGCCTCACGCTGAGTACCGGGCTTGTACTCCACATCAACCATCTTTGCGCCAAGTGCCATGTAGGCAAAGTAGCGGTGAAACCCATCAACCAGCCAATGGGTTGACCCATCAAACACGGTTTCCATAGAAGGAAACTCATCACCATCGCGCATTGCCTCAACATATTCACGCACAACATCTTGGTTAATCTGATCGCGGTACTGTGTACCACCATCAATCCGGATGTATTCCAATTTTACTTTTTTCATTTTCACTCCTTAAACACTCAACATTGAGTTCATGCGAAAAGATCCGGGCGCAGGTGCTTGCGCGTGACCTTGCCCTTCGTTGCCTTTTCAATCCGTTTGGCCAACTCAGCGGAGCAATTGCGTCTACCACTGATCAGCAGGCCCATCCAAGTCGGCGTGATGCCCAGTCGAGCGGCCAACTCTTGCTTGGCACCTCGCGGTTCATCATCAAAGTATTTTTTTAGATTCATTTGTTGCTCTCTAACATGGGGTTTGAAAAAACTATAACACATTTTCAAATTCCGTGTTATAGTTTGCCTACGGTCACAAGACCGGGTTTGTCCGACATGGACGTTTTTTCAGGAGTTGATATGAGTTTTATTGTTGAAGACAAGGGCGGTGATTTTGAACGCTGTCCATCCGGTATGCATCTTGGTCGGTGTTACCGAATAATCGACTTGGGTACCCAGAAGTCAGAGTATATGGGGCAGGTCAAATACCTCCACAAAGTGATGCTCGGCTGGGAGCTTCACGGCACAAACGATGCCGGTGAGCCCCTCAAGATGAAAGACGGTCGCCCGTTTGGTATCTTCAAGAACTACACCTTGTCGTGGTCGGAAAAAGCCAACCTTCGGCTTGACCTTCAATCATGGCGTGGCAAGCAATTCTCGCAAGAGGAAATGCGCCGCTTTGACTTGAAGACAGTGCTGGGTGTGTGGTGCATGCTCAACATCATCGACCGTGTGGGCAACGATGGCAAAACCTACACCAACGTCAATGGCCTCACGCCAGTGCCCTCGGTGATCAAGCAAGCTGGTTTGCCTGCGCCAGTGAACAAAAACGAGTTGTTCAACATCGGTGACCCCGATATGGCCATGTTTGAAACTTTCAGCGAAAACCTGAAGAAGAAGATTTCATCGTCACCGGAATGGCAAAAGCGGAACGCACCACAAAACAGTGCGCCTGAGTCTGCCGCCCCATATGACGATATGGACGATTCAATTCCTTTCTGATGGAGGCAACATGGACGTAAAGCAACAAGCCCTCGAAAAAGTCATCAAGATGCTCGACAACATCGGTGTTGAATTCGCTGTGATCGACTTTGATGGAAAGAAACACGGGAACCTTGAGGTGACCCCACCCAAGCCCGAACGCACCCGCACAAAGTATGACGAACCACACGGAGAGGTCACTAAATATGTCCGGGGTTACATCGGTGAAATGAAGCCCGGTGATGTGGTTGAGGTACCCGCAAAGTACGGACGAAGACGAACCCAATCAGCCCTGTCTGGGTATGCGTGTCGGATCTTTGGAAACGGCAACACCGTCACCTCGTACAACACCACCAAAGACGCCCTTGAAATCATGCGCATTTTGTAAGGAAACACATGACCACAATCATCGCAAGATCGGCTGAATCCGTTCACTGGTATCGCCAGGACGGTGGGCCGCAGTACACGGTCAAGGCCAAAGATGGCTCAGACCGCTCTACGACCCTCAGGGACGCACGAAAGATGAACTTGGTACCTTCGGTCACCACGGTCATGAAAATCGCCGCAAAGCCCGGTTTGGAGGCTTGGAAGCTGGAGCAAATGCTCCTTGCCGCCCTGACCCTGCCCAGGCTTCCCCAGGAACCCGAAAAGTCCTTCATCGCTCGAGTGGTGGCCGACTCCAAGGAATCCGCAAAGATGGCCGCTGAACGGGGGACTCGCATCCATGAGTCCATCGAAAAGCACTATCGGGGGGAGCCCAACGAGCACAGCGCCATCTCCAAAGCCTTTGAGGAAAAGATCTTCGACCACTTCAAGACCCACCCCAACCAAAAGTGGGAAACCGAAGTGTCGTTTGCTCACCCCATGGGCTTTGGCGGCAAGGTGGACTTGTTTACCCGGCCAGATGAATCCGCACCCAACGGGATCATGCTGGACGCCAAATCAAAGGAATTCGGGCCCGACGATGATGTGGTCGCTTATGACGAACACCTCATGCAACTTGCGGCATACCGCAATGGCGTGGATATGCCCCATGCACGGTGCGCAAACGTGTTTGTGTCCGTCACCCACCCCGGCTTGATCAGAGTCTACGAATGGTCAGAGGAGGAGCTTCAAAAGGGCTGGAATATGTTCCAGGCTTTGCTCACCTACTGGAAACTGAAAAACAATTTTGGAGAAATCGATGGATAGTGATCAGAAATTTTGGCTTTGCACATGGGTGTTGGGGTTGATGTTTATGTTGGCCCTGATCGCCTCATGCACCATCAACGCCCTTGATCGCCGCGACAAGTGGGAAAAGACCGTCAGCAATGGTGCCGACCCCATGGTCACCACTTGCGCTCTTTATGGTTCGGACACCCATGGCGAAACCGCCATTTGCACAATCTTGGCTCAAAACCGTAAATAAGGAAACAGCATGTACCTCACCACCGAAGAGATCCGCGACACCTTCATCAACACCAAGCTGGAGGAGAACTACAACTTCCTTGAGGAAGACCTGGAAAAGCTTGCCAGTGCCTTTGTGATGGCCGCAATGCCCAAGATCGTCCGCACTGAGCGCACCATGTGCATCAACTTCGTGCGCACCCTCAACGGGCCTGTGGCACAAGCCTTGGAAGACAAGCGAGGAGCGCTGTAAAAAAAACCCCCCTGCCGCGAAGCAGGGGGAAACGGGAGGCAACTGCTTTGCCCTTCAAATCATGGAAATAATTATTCTTTTGCTTTTGTGGGTTGTGGTTCAAATTTTGGTGTCAACATCTTTTTGGACTGCATTCTGGATTTGGATATTTCGTCGCTAAAAACCAATTAAGGTTTGGCGGGTTCTGAATTTAAAAATTCTTCCGCCCCAATGTATGCAGACGGCAAATTGAGAAGCATACCCAAGCCTGACAGCGGTGGATTGCCAGTCATCATCAATGTGCTACCAAGGGCACCCGCGCCATGAGCGGCCATTTTCCCGTACTCTTTTGCTTGGAGAGCTTTGTAAGCCTCACCTGCCTGCTCAGGCGCAACTGCTCCAGCCAGCACAGGTGAAAAGCGCGGGAGGATTTTTCGGCCCATATAGCCAAGCATCTGACCAGCTTTGCCTGAACCTCCATATCTTTCCGTTTCTTTTCTCAGGCGATCATTGTCAGCCGATGAAGTTGGTGGCATACCGGGCGCAGTATGGGCATCAATTGCCTTGTTTGCATCGCGCAAAGCCTTCATGTTGCTTTCATAGGCTTTTTGTGCGCTATCCAAATTGAATTGCATTTGGGCCTTTTGTTCAGCCAATCGCCTTTTGGCATCTTCCTCAGCGGCTACACGAGCCTTTTGTTGATTGTCTTGCTGAGACTTTTGCTCTGCGGCATATTTTTGACCTTCGGGGCCAAGCAACAAAGGGCTTTCTGCAAATTTTTGAAATGCTGGGCCCACCTGTTGTGCCCGTTCAATTGAACTGGCCATGCCGGGTATGCTCTTTTGGACTTTGCTCATGCTAGGGGCGTCCAAACTTTCCAAAGGTGTTAGACCAAATTTCTGTGCATATTTGCTGGTAGCTTCACCACCAATAGGTTGCCTTGACAAAACAGATTCAGGAGCACTTGGAGTTGTGCGAAATTCTGGCGGCAAAAATTCATTGATTCCCAAGTTTTGAACAAGCGTGTTGTACTTAAAAGCTTCTGCCAGTTGTCGTTGACTTTGATTGAATCTTTCTTGTGCAAGATTTCTTTGCTCCATCAAATTCTTTGATGTGGTTTCATATTCTTGGAATGGATTGTATTTCCCTGCTTTTTCCAGTTCTTTCAAATTCTGCTGGTATCGAAGTTCATTTGTAGGACTTGCTGTTGAACCCGGTGCAATTGCCTCAAGTGCTTTGGACGTGGCAAATCCAGCAACTGCGCCTGCCCCCATGGTTTTAAGATCTTCTTTTGTTACGTTACCAAGTTTGTCCAAAAGTTTTGTTTCAGGACTTTTATCATCATCATCGCCAATCAAATCCAAAAAAGCTTGCTTAGGATCTTTTTCGGTTTGTTTTGATGCCTGAGTATCAGATTTTGAATCTGCTTGCTGATCAGATGTTGAGCTTTTGCTTGCGACACCAGCCTCATTTTTAGGCTGTTTTTTCAGCACCTCTGCATCATCATCTTCCATCAGTGCAAGGAATGGGTTGCGATCAGTCATGGTTTTTTACCCTTTGAATCTGATTTTCTTTTTTCTTTCATAGCTTGAATTGCTTCGGAATGCAATTTATCAAATTTTTCTTGATCTTCTTTTGCTTGTTTATTTATTTCTTTAAAATATGGAGACTGAGTAATGATGTCGGTGTATGGGGTTGGGCTCATTGTTTCCAGTTGTACTGGATACTCTTTTACTATCTGATCATGCAAAGCTTTATTTTGCTTGAATGTTATGTAGTCTTTGGTCAAATTAAGAAGAGCCGTAGGAGCGTTTTGACGCAACGATGCTTTGGTGCCTTCCAAGATTTGTTTATAAGCATCCTGTCCTTTGTCGGGTGTAATTCCTTGCGATGCAAGCTTGGCGTTTCCAACTACCAACATGGCGCGAACTAAACGATCCGCAACCATTTGTTGCTCTTGGTTTAAACCGGCGGATAAAAAAGCATCGACAGGCAAGTTCAAATTGGCGGTCATACCGTTGAAATTTATTCCTGCACCAGCTTGTGCCGCTGATCCAATTTGATCAAGAAGGGTGCCTTTGCTACGCAACAAGTTAAACACCTTTTTTGCCACGTCAGGATGATCGTTTAAAAGCCCAATGGCCGCTTTATATTCGCTGTCCACTGACGTAAAGTTTGGCTCCTCAGACAACAGCCTCCATTGATTGGCGGACGCCTCAGAACGTGCCTCTCTTATTTTTGCATTTTCCCTGTATTGCTCTCTTGCGGTTTCGCGCTCTGCATCAGATTTACCAGAAAGATCAGGGTATTTGAATAATGAGGGATAGGGCTTTAGCTTTTCATCTTTGACTGCTGGCGCAGGTCGATTAGGATTAAGCTGAGACTCCAAAGCTTCCGTAGCACGAGCACGCTCAACGGGGTCGGTAATGTTTGCAATGCCTTTGCGCACGCTATCAAGCGCACCAGGGGCACTGAGGTCAAACATGCCAACCGGCGCATTGGATGTTGCTCCGGTGGCGGCAGGTGCGGCGGCAGGCCCCTCTGCACCCGTTGGTTTCCCACCCGGCAACAACGGTTGCGCCTCCTGGCGTATAGACAACTGCCCCGGCAGGTTTGCCAAGAAGTCTTGCTCTTGCTTGGACAACGACATACCCTTAGCCTGCTTCATCTGGATGGCATCCAGCATCAGGCGTTGCTGTTTGGATGTGAAATCCAGATCTTTGCGCTGACCCTCGTAGGCGGCTTTGATGGCCTCCGCAACCGGGGTCTGTGGGTTGAGCGAAAACAGCCTTGTGAAGGTGGCCTGATCCATGGGCTTGCCGCTGGCACGCCATTTCTCATACTCATCGGCCTGTGTTTTGTTTGCACCAGTCAGGATCTTTGACTGTGCAAGCTGTGTGCGCATCTGGGCAATGGGAAGCTCCGCTTCACGGCGTCTTTCTTCCGTTTCACCCAGGGCTTGTGATGCACTACCCAGGGATGCAAGGAAACCACCCAATTGGGGTTTGGCAAAGCCTGCGGCCACATTGAACCAGTTGGGCTGGGCATAGCGTTGCTCAAGCGCCTTGATCTGTGCATCAAGCGACTTCTGGTACTCCTCCAGATCCGTCTGGGAAGCACCAACTGGGTTGATCTTTGCAGGGTCTGTTACCAGACTCAGGGGTGGTGTTGCCATGATGTTTCCTTCAAAATGTCAGCAATTAGTCAAACCCCATAGGGTTTCCGTCGGGATCTAAAATGGGATTGCCCGACTGATCCACGGGATTTTCAAACTCATTTGGAAGAATGGGATTTATCATTGGCGGCAATTCAGGTGGCTCCAATTCATTATCCAAAATTGGCCTTGTCGGTAATCCGGGGCTGGGTGGTGTTGGCGTATTGAATTGACCCTTGATCTGATCAAACAGCGATGTGCCTTTGATGGGATTTCCAGAAGAATCCAATTTCTGCGTGAACAACCCAGCGGCACCGGCACCAATCGTACCAAGCGCAGACAACGGCGACATGTTGAGCTTGGTTTCCGTGGTGGTCGGAATCTGGTAGCCCTGCATGATGTTCGACAATTGAGCCAAACGGGTCAATGGGAACAACTCTTCTTGCTGTTGGATCTGGCGCTGTTGCTCACCCATGGTGGACAAGGCATTCACAGCACCCAAACCAAGGTTTTGCTGAGTGCCAGCCAAGGCACCCATCTGCTGACCAATTGCACCCAGGTTTTGCTGGCCCTGAGCGGCCTGTTGGCCTGCGGTAGACCCCAACTGCCCAAGCATTTGATTTTGGGCTGTAGCGGCCTGCAAAGCTTGTCCATAGCCCTGATTCATCAATTGGGCGATCTGGCTGTTCAAGTTCTGCCGCTCATTTGCTTGCAACTGACCCAAAACCTGGGCACCACGTTGAGAGCCGTATTGGCCAGAACCCACTGCGGCGGCAGTGGCGTTGGGTGACACGTTTTGCTGGATGTTGCGCTCGGCAATGTCCGACAAGCCCTGGGCGGCAGTCCGCGCATAGGGGTTCATGAATTGGCTTGCCATCTCAGCCGGGTTGTAGCCTGCCGCTTGGCTCAGGTACTGGGCACCAGCCTCCAAGGGCGAAACGGCCCCAGCGGCTTGTCCAAGGGTCTGGCTGGCCTGGGTAAGCTGTGGCACATACGAGCTACCGGCACCGGCCACCTGTTGGAAGGCTTGCTCCTGAAGGGGCTGGGCCCCGACATACTTGGCAGTTTGGACTGGCTGGCCCAACCCTGCGGCCTGGGAACCAGTGGTGGCCAGATTGCTCAGGTACTGGTTGTAGAAGCTTGGTGCGGTAGTCGCTTGTGTTTGACTTGACTCGAGCAAATTTGCCATTTTTAACCTTTCACCATCTTGAGGTAGTCAAGAGGAGATTTCGACTTTGGGGGGATTTTAGATGTAGGAGCCGATCTTTTGTGCGCTCGGATTTCCTCTCTCATTGCATCAAGCATTTGCGCACCTTTTTTGTTGTCGCCGCCACCCAGTGCAGTCACCATGGGTTCAGGGAAGACATATTCACCGTCAGCGATCTTGGCGGGGACGGCGTTGCCACCCTCTTTGTACTCATGGGGCACTTGCTTTTGGAAGTCAGCCAAGGTCAAGGCACCGGCTTTGCTCGAGCCGTCCCCCAACGCCGCCACGGTGTCGGCGTCCATCACATAGTCCCCATCATGGAGCATTGCTGGGATGTCATCGGACTGCCCAGTACCCCTCCCATTGGCGTAGAACCCGGTCAAACCGGTGATGAATTCAGGGTTGTGACCCTTGGGTGCCGCCTTGGCATATTTGTCTGGCAAACCGCCTTTGGCGTGTCCGGTTAAACCGGGCCTCAATTGGGGAAGCTTGGCAGGTTCGGTAGAAGTGGCTTTGCGTGAACCCATGGACAAAAACGGGTTTTTGCTTTCAGCAAACTTGGGCAAAGACTTGTCCAATTCAGATGAAAACTGGGATAAAACACTGCTCACAGAAGATCCCTGAGAGTATTCCTGAGGGGCAATACCTCGATCAGCCAGCACGTTCATCAGTGTGGGGTCTACGTTGTCGTAAAGCTGTTTCAACGGCTGGAATGGGTTCATGACAGATGGTGCTTTTTTGGTTTCCAGCATTTGGGGCTTGGTGTCCAACCATGGAATACCGGTTTGAGTGGTTTGTTGGGTCGCAGGCAAGCCACCAGTTTGTGTGGTTGTGGTGGTTGCAGGCGTCTTGGTCGGCGGTGTAACTGGCAATGGTGAGGTCGGCGTTTTGGTGATTGGCGTAGTGGTTATATCTCCGCCATCATCATCAGCCGGTGGCTCTAACTCATTGTCCAGAATAGGCTCTGTTGGGAGCGTGCTTGGCGGCTCAAGCTCATCATCAAGAATTGGCTCTGTTGGAAGAGTGCTCGGTGGTTCAAGCTCATTGTCCAAAATTGGCTCTGTTGGCAGAGCGCCAATTGGCTCTTGTGCTTTTTCATCCAGTCTATTTTGCTCATCAATGGCCGCTTGCCTTGCGGCGGCTTCTGCATCTAGCCTGTTTTGCTCTGCAATTGCGGCCTGTCGCGCTGATGTTTCAGCATCCAATCTATTCTGCTCTGCAATCGCCGCTTGTCGTGCAGACGCCTCAGCATCAGCTTTGTTTTGCGCATCAATTTCAGCCTGCCGCGCAGAATCCTGAGCGGCTGTAGTTTTCATGTATTGATCAAAACTTTGATTCAGTTCATCTTGGTTTTGTACATACGCAAAGTTGTTCAACTCTTCTGGTGTTGCGTCCCGACCATAAGTTGATTGAAACTTGGTGTTTGCATCCATGCTATTTTTGATGGCCTGCAAACCAGAGGTGGTGGCCGCAAGCAAAGCGGCTTTGCTTGGATCTTTACCACTCAACTCAGCACGCAAAGTGGCGTTGAAAACCTTTTGGACGCTTGGGGGAAGCTGTGAAAAACCGTCAATCTTCCCCATGATCGTGCCGACAGCGCCACCAACCCCGCCATTGACAAATGCCGCAAGCGGATCACCTCCGGTTAAACCGGCGACAACAGCATTTCCTGCCGCACTGCCAACGATGCTGTTGGCAACAGCACCCATGTCCACGGCACTGCCCAAAGCTCCACCCACATAGTCGGCAACATACGGCGCGGCCATGATGGTGCCAATGGTGGTTGCGGCTTTGTTCCAGTCCCCAGTGTAGGTTGCCTCGCCAGCGGCCCTGGACATTGTGTATATCGCGCCCGTGCCTGGGCCAGCAAACACATCCAACAATATGGGAGTCAGTGGGCCAAGTTCTTTCAATGCGCCTCGGGCCATATCAGCAAATGGCCCTTGGTACTTGTAGTAGGCGTATTGACCCAATCCACCCATACGGCCATCAGCCGCAGTTATCCAATCCTGCTGAACCCGCTCACCCCCTGGGGCTAGTTTTGGCTGGGTAATGTATGAAATTGGTGACCCGACCTGCATACTTGGATGAGGATTCCCAAGGCCAAGGATGGGTGGATTGTTGGCGTCAACTTTGTACCCGTTTGCGTTCTGAAGACCAAGCTTGTTGTAGTCATCAACTGACCACACATACCCGTTATTGTTGATGACGCTTTGCATACCCTGAGGAAGGGTGTACTGCACAGCATTTTTATAAGTGGCAGGGTCAAGGAACTGCTTGTTGTAAAGCTGAATATCACCGGAAACTGTGCCCTTTTTGACATAGTCATCAGGTACAAACATGTACTCTTTGCCATCAGCACCCTTGATGTTTGCATACCTTCCATCAGTGCTGTAATAGTTCCAAGTTGGTTGACCAATGTTGGAGGTTGGCAGTTCTGAGTTGAGGTACTTGGCGCTTTCAGCCGCCTTTTGCTCTGGTGTTCTTTTGTCTGTGGATGACGCAACTGCGGGAGTTTCTGGTTGCGGCAATGATTTGCTTTGCGCCAGAGGAGCTAATTGTCCAAAAATTGCTTGTAGATTACCCATTACAGAACCACCTCTGCTCTATAAGTGCGGTACTGTCCACCATCAATCTTTTCAATTGTGTGGGGCACGCCAAGCCACTTGTAAATGTTCATGAGCTTCAAATTATCAAAGTATGTTTCAGCTTTTTTGAAGCCTTCCTTGGACATGCAGTCCAAGAACTCGCGCAGGTTCAGCGCAAACTTTGTCCAGTGATCTGCATTTGCAGGATGCCACTCAACCACATCGTCTTTGGGGATCACGGTAAACAGTGAGTTGCCGATCTTTTTGATCTGTCCCTTGGCGTCAAAAAGCATCGTGCCAGCGTAGTAGGCATCCAGCTTGTCGTCTTCGCCCTGGTAGTTCTTTGCCAAGTCAATGGCAAGGATTTCTTTGATGGTCATCTTTTCCATGTTATCCCTCAAGCACCATGATTCCACACATGGCCATGGCCCAGTCCTGCCAATCGGTGAACATGTGGTGATCGGGTATTGCTGATTGAACGAAGAATCCAATCCCGTTGATGCCATCGACCCAATCGCGCCATAGCTCCTCGGGCACACTTCCAATCTGCTGGGGTGAAAATAGCTCCTCCATCAGCTTGGAATACTGAGTCCAGGTCATTCCCCTGGGATCGTAGGTGATCATGGGTTGCCCGTCCCGCGCACATCGCCGGTTTCCAATGACAACAAGATGCGACCGGCAAAATAGTTGCCGTTTTGGGTGTTGCTTCCAAAGCGCAAACGCATCTCACGGCGCTGTTCGCGCATGTCCACCTTCAGCGTGGTGTCGTCAAAGTAGTATGGATCGGATGGCTGGTCTGTGTCGTCAGCATAGCCCTTGCCAGTGACTATGAGGTACATCTGCTGGGCCTGCACAAAGTCAGGCTCAACCCGCTCACAGCGTGTCCACAGGTTATCCCCAGCGCCCTGGTTGGAGCCGACCAACCCGGTCATGGCACCCAGCGTGGGGGTTTCAAAGAACGAGTCAATGGCGTTCACCGTGTTGAGGTAGATCTGGTTGGTGCCGGTTTCATGTTGCCACATGGTGTATCCACCAGTGCTGTTGGCCTCGGTACTGCCCCACACGGGGAAGCGGAAGACCTCGGAAAAGGTGCCTGCTGAACGACGAGCGCCCAAAGCCTCACCGGCGTCATACCAGCACTTCTCGCGCACGTTGTAGATGATCGCATCCGTGCATTCAGTGGCATCCCCACGGGGGTAGAACCACCAGACCTCACCCCAGCGCGGAACCTTGGTACACCATACTTTTTGCCGCTGGTTGTAATTGACGTTTTCAAAGAACCAGTTCATGTTCTGCGTGTTTGGAACTTCCTGAACCACACCGTTGTACATCAGGAATCGATCCACACCAGCCCAATAGAAGATGCCGTCATACTCAATCACGCACTGGCTGGACATGATTGAAGACTGGCTGGTTATCAGGTCATACCGCCAGTAGAAGGTGGCCCCGCCCACGGTCGTGGGGCTGTAGGACACCCTAACCACTGAATCGGTCGTCCAAAACAACCCGGCAGGGGAGGTGGTGCCACCACGCAGTGGCAGGCCCTTGATCACCTTGCCGGTGGACACTGAGGTTTCGTTGGCGTCCGCCGCTGTCCAGTTGTTGAAGTCGCCTGCGGAACTGTTTTTGATCAGCCCGTAGTTACCATACACAAACAGGTACGGGTGCAACATCACCACCCCACCAGATATGGACACGTTGTTGTCAAAGGTCAGGGTCACGGTCGCAGATGCGGTAGCCGCTTGGCTCAAAACCGCCGTCCAAACGCTTGAAACAAGGGACGCCGACACCACAGTAGTGCCTGCCGGTATACCCGACCCAGTCACCGCCACCCCAGGCCCAATGGCCAGAATGGTCGTTGCAAAGGTCACACTGGTCGAGGTATTGGTGGTGGTGCCCGATGCCGTAAAGATGCCCACAGGGGTCACTGAGGCACCACCAAACGTGCCAAACAGGGGTCTGGTGTTGATGGTGCTGGTGATGTCGGTCAGGTTCTGGCCGGGATGGGCGATCAATTGGTTTACACCGCCGCCAGTGGAGTCATATCCGATGTCAAACTGCCACAAGTTTTCAGAGTTTGGGCTGAAGGTTGTCAGGGCGCTCACGGTTCCGACAAACCCCGATCCGGTGCCGCCAACACTTGCGGCCAACACGGTCAAAGTGTCGGTCAGGGCATAGTTGGCTCCAGGGCTGGTGACGACCACACTGGCGATCTTGTTCACAGCCACTGTGACGGTTGCCACGGCACCAGATCCAGTCCCGCCTTGCAGGGCCACGCTGGTGTAGGTTCCGTTGGTATACGAAGATCCCGCATTGGTGATTGCGACCGTCAGAATGGGGCCTGCCGGGAGGATGGGGGTCGGGCCAAAACCTACTCCATCATCGTTGTCGGTTGTCCACTGCTCCAACCCAGCGCTGTAGCCTGAAACCACATAGTTCAAGCCATTTTGGGATGACATGGTCATGCCACGGGATATGCCGGTACCGTTCAGGAACATCCCACGGTACCCGCCCATCTTCCTGGGAAGCTTGTTTTGGAAACGCACCCATGAACCGTTTACATAGGACGGAGCATTGAACTGAGTTCCATCCCTTTGGATGCCGGGAAGAACGGTTAACTGGACAACCTTTGCGGTCATTTTTAAAACGCCCCGCCAAGGACGCCAGCAGGCACCAAAAGCCCGGTGGTTGTAAAGGTGGCCGCGTTGACCCCGGCGACAGCAATTGCAAATTGACTGCTTGCCGGTAGGTATAAGCCGGTGGAAGCGTCACCCACAAAAGACAGTGACGGGTTTGGTGCAGAACCGTTGCCGATGGTCAATGCATTGATGAAGCTCGATGTTGAACTTTGGGCGTTGTAGACGTTGGTGCCATCGCAAATCGCAATGATCGTTTGACCCTGGGGCAGAATGATGCTCGAGGCCCCCATGGAGCCCGTTTTAAAGGTCAGCGTGAACGCCCCTGTGGTGTTGTTTTGCAAGCTGTAAAGCTGAACCGTAGGTGGCAGGATCACGTCACAGTTGGAGGTCAGGACGCCTTGATACTCCTGTATGATGCTTGACGCCTCAGCAGAGGTCAATGTCACCGTCCCGCCAGTGACGTTTTTGGTCAACTGGGTGAAGAAAAACGTGGCCGACCTGCCGTAGGCATAGCTGAAGTAATTGGTGCCGTTGGAGGCCACCACAAACGACTCGTCAATTTGGAGTTGTGCGCTGGCATTTCCGTCAATGGTGTTGGCCCCATTTGTGGCAATGTTCAGGATGCCGGTGCCATCGTTTTTGACGATCACATACCAGCTTGCACCGACAGCCGAAGCGGCTGGCAGTGTCAAAGTTCCTGCGCCACTTGACCACACATACATCGAAGCTCGGTCATCGGGCAAAAATGTGTAATTGGAATAAGACAGCGTCACGGGCACACTGCTGTTCAACGTGGTGTTGATTGCGGTTAAACCGAACCCGGCCAAGGTGGCGGCATTTGCCTGCGACACACCGGCACCAAAGGTCACCGATGCCCACACCCCGTTTTGTGTGGAATTGTTGGTCAGGTAAATGTATTGAGCAATTCCCGATGCAACGCTGACCACAGTGGCCAATGCAGGATTGGTCACCGTGAATGCGAAGGTTCCGGTGTTCCTGATCAACACCGATTGTCCGGTGGATACTTCTGTTGCCGATGGAAGAATAAGCTTCAAACTGCCAACGGTGGCCGACACATCAATGATGTTGGCCACAACACTTGAGGTGTTGCCGTTGACTGGCCACTGCAAGGTGGTATTGGCGGATATGGTCAGGCTCTCATAGCCCACCTGGGATGGGCTGATGGTCTGGCCCGTGTATGGATTCGTGTAGCTTATGGTCATGATTAGGAGTCCACGGCGATGGCCTGACGATCACCGACTCGCGCCACATCTTCGACCTTCAAAGAGGTGATGGCTTCGGTGTACTTTTGCTGAAAAACCTGCCGTGCATCATTCTTGAGGAATGGCATGGCCTGGAGCAACGTCCCATAAAGCATGGCATTGGGGGCGTTTTGAGTCAGCCAGTTGGTCTGGTTTGTTGAACTCAGGGGGGCGATGCGCTCGTAGTACAGCACTTCAAAGTTGTATGCCTGACTGGGGGTGGGGGCCACATACCAGTGCTCATAGTCCGTGTCGGCATAGTATTGAGGCAGACCGGTTTGCGATTCATTGGGCCAGAAGTTGCGCAGGTACTCATACTTGCGCAAATAAACAGGCTGGGTGGAAGTGCCGGTATCTATGGTCATGGACACCGTTTTGCGCCAGCGTGCAGGCTTCACAATCACCGGGTTGTTGGGGTTCATGGCCGCATTTGCGACCTGCAACTGACCCAATGTCTTGATCTCCTGCGCGATCTCAAATTCGCACAGGGTGATAAAGGTCGGAATGGCGTTTACAACGGCGGCATCTTGGCGCTCCAAATACTGAAGGACAGTGGAGGTCAGGCTGTCATATGTCATCACCCAGGACGGCGTCATTTCATTCCTTTCGGTTCGGTGCAATTGTCACACCAGATGGTAAGTACATCAAGTGCGCTCAACTTAGGAACAAAGCACGTTCATCGATGCGGCGATTCTGCAAGCCTTTGAGGATTTTGCCCCCGCCCATGCAGTATTTCAGGAATTCCTCACCAGCGCCCGTTTTATCGCCCCGAAGAAGCTTTTGACGAAGCGTCGAACGCTGGAGTGTTCCAAGACCGACATTGAAACTAAAGCTAACAAGGCTATCATACATACCTTGTGTAAGGGGAACGGGGCAGAACTGAGCCACTCCACGCTCAAACCTTGCAAGATCAAACTTGAGAAGTCCATCTACCTCGTCCTTTGTCCATACACGATTGTCTTCCGGGCGTAAAAGAAACTCGTCACGATTTTCGACCTTGAGTTTTCCTTGCTCGGGGTACATCACATGGCCCACACCAATTGTCCAAAGCTTTGCAGGGCATTTGTAGGGTTTATACCTAATACCCTCGTGGTGCTGGATCATGGCTATTGCCTTAGGGCTGACATTCATTTGCCAAACGCCCTGCCACCGAAGTGAAACGCAATAATCGAAGCGAACAGAGCCTGGGTTTCATCATCCCACAGTTGGTTTGCCATTTCCGCAAAGCTCACACTGCTGTTGAAGCCGTGCCAGATCAGGGCGCAGTCAATGCCCACCAGAAGCAGGAAGAAGCCGTAGGTGATGACTGGCCGTACCGATGCCCTCAGATTCTTCATCCAGACGCTTGTACCCTCGTTTAAAGCCGTGTCGTGGGCGTATATGGCCTGCATCTCAGCCTGTTGAGCGCCAATCAGGGCTTGCTTCTCACTGGACTTGGTTTCCATCTCCAACTGCTCTGACTTGATGTGTTCGACCCGCTCCTGGGCCTCAAAGCCCAGTTTTCGCATCTCCAACTCCCGCTGAATCTGAAGCTGGGCCAGGGCCATCTCGTGCTTCTTGTCGGCTCGGTCTTGGAAGAACTCCAGCAACTTGGGCAAGCCGCCCATCAGGAAAGAAATCAGGGTTGAAAACAGGGTCAGCATCAAGGGCTCCTTTTGGTAAGCATGGTGGCGGCGATCTCCATCATGGAGACTGTTCCGCTCAGGTCTTCAGGTTCACTCTTGAACCCAACGGTAATTTGTCCAACGAACCGGGATAGCTCTGGTGGGACTGATGTTCGGCAAGTGAAGGCAACGCCTTGTGCCGTGTACCACAGGCCAACTTCGGATTGTGGTTTGAGGTATTCACCACACGGGGTTTCGTTTGCCATGAGCTTGATGACATCGTGGTTGTTTGCCGCATTGGAAGTAAATAAGCCAACATCAATCCCTTCAACAGATTTATCCCGCCCCTCCCTGGTGTACGCCCGGTGAAGCACCCGACTGCCAAACAAGGGGTTGACCTTGAACACCGCCACCACAGTCGCTGGTGTCTGCTTGAACAGCATCCCAGCCGCATCCTCGACCCGCTCCTCATTGATGGATGGGAGCTTCTGATTCTCCCTGTATGCCCCGATCAAAAACTCTTGGTTGCTGTAGACGAAGTACCCAGCAAAAGCCACCACACCCATCACCAGGATGGCGATCAGCTTGAATGGGCTGTCCACATAGGCCAGCACCTTGCTCAAGGCGTCATCTGGGTTCGGCTTCTCGTTTGGCATCTTCTTCAACCTGCTTCCTGAGCTTTTCCACCTTCTCCATTTGGGCCTTGGCTTCTCGCTTCACTACCATCGTGTCCACATACAGCATACCGACTAAAGGGAGAACCAACACAAAGACCAGCGCAAACAGGACTAAGACAAAAAGGTATCCAAACGACCCCGATGATGAAGACTGATTATCCACAGTAGGCATATCAGGTAACCGATTACGAAAGCCACCACCGCCGTTTCCAAAGCCCTGTCCACTATCTGATTTTTTAACCTTTGTCGCTGCCATGCTTTCACCCGCTTTTCGTGCAATTCACGAGCCGCTTGCTCCGATTTTTGATCCAACAGCCGTTGATACTCTTCAACGATTTCCCGCCAGAGATCGGGCATCCCCATCTCCCAGCGCACCATTCTCTCAAGATCGGCATAGAACTGCTTGGTCTGCCGCAGATACATCACATTGTCTATGGCTTGTGTGGCAAGGTCGTCTTTGATCCCCTTTTTCCTGTTGTCTTCCCGTTGAACTTCAGCTTTTTCATGGCTGGTTTCCAGTTCCGCTTGGCCCTTGAAGAAGTTTGACAGCGCACCGCCCACTTCCGTGGTGATCTTTGTCAGATCATTGCCAGTCTTCTTCAAATCTTGATAAACGGCAACGCACCCCTTGATGCCTTCATAGGCTGATTTGCAGAGCGCGAATGCCGTGATGGGGTCAATGTCATATCCCCAGGATCTTTTTGACGAACTCGCCAGCCACCCCTGGGCCAAACAGCACGGCCACGATCAAGATGTAGAGCAATGTCTCAATCTTGGTCATGCGCTCAGACCCCTTGCTCAAAGAGTCAGAAATGAATTTCATCCTCTCTGTGCAAATGGCCTCATGCACCGCCAGCTTGGTTTCGGTGCTGTCAGACATTAAGCACCAATGCTTTCAGCTTGTGCCGCCACTTGTGCTTGATACGCTGCAATGACTTCAGCAGTCCAGGCCACATTGCAGATTGCAACGACATTGGCAGGGATGCCCGTCAGGTCTTGGCCGGGGGTGAGGCTTGAGCGGTGGAAGGTCTTGCTCAGTTCGTTGCCGTCTTCCATGATGCGAGTGGCTTCACGGTACAGAACGATACCGCTCTCGGTAACGGTGATGGAATCGATAACAGTTGATTTGGTTAATGCCATGATTTACTCCTTATGCGTGTTGAGCCGTGTAGCCTTTGTGGGCGTACTTTCCGTTGATTGTTTGATGCAGGGTTGATTTTGTCAGCCCGTGTTGTCGGCAAAACTCTGCCATGTTGAACACCTCAAGCAAATTTCCCTCTGGCGTTGTAATGATGAAGCGTTTTGCAACTTCATTACGCACACGAAAATTTCTGGTGTAATTCCTGCGATTGCTCATTTGCTGACTTGGCGTTGCCCAACGCAGATTGCCAGCTTCATAATGACCATCATTGTCAATACGATCTAGCGTCATTCCCTCTGGTCTTGGCCCAACAAACTCAAAAAACTCGTTAAAGTTGTTAAACATAAATTTAATGCCACGACCGCCATGCGTATACCAACGCACTGAATTAGGGTTTGTGCAACGCTGTTTTGCGTCTTGATAAGCCCGATACTCAGGTGTTTTGCTTACGGTGGTTTTGGTGAGTGACATGGTGTGTTCCTTTGTTTGATTAAACTATTTTCATCTGCTAGTAGGTTAAATTTTGTAGCAAAGCGAACCAGTAAAATATTTGACAGTTGCGCTTGTGGTTACATTTGTTCCAATAGTGAGGCCGTTCCATGTTGTGCTAGACCCGACTTGATTTGGAGAAATAACTGAAGCCGATATTGTTCCAACAAGGTATGTTTTTCCTGCGGTAAGAGATACATTTTCAATTTTCATTGGGCCATCTCCATTACCGCTCCCCGTAAAGGGTAATCCTCTGATATAAAAAGCATTTGAGCCGCCAGTAAATGTCGTAAAGCTCAAAAAGAACTCTACAAAAACACGATTTCCAATCTTTGTATATGTACCTTCTTGTGTGCTATAAGAAACACTAGTTGGGTCTGAGCCAGAACCCCCAATAGTTGGTGTCCAAGTCCCCTCCTCATAATCATCTAGCGTGTTTGCGTCAGTTGATGCTGATTGAGTTGCGGGGAAGGTGATGCCTACGCCGTTTGCTGATGTTGATGCCCCGTAAAGTGCAAGAGCGCCAGTTGAACTAAGGGTCATTAAATCTACCGAATCCGCAGGGTCTGTAAATTTCAATCCAGACGATGTTGACCCCATCTTGATGTAGCTGTAAGGCGCACCAGCACTGTATCTACCAATTTGGAATTTTGAGGATGAGTCGGGCGTAATGCTAATGCCGCCAGCAACAGTGAGTTTGCCATAAGTGGCAGAAACAGTGCCCGTATTGACGGTTAAATTTGTACCATCGTAGGTCAACGCACTACCCGTAGTCAGCACCTTTGAGCCATTGAGATAGGCAACGCCGTTGGCTGTGCCACCTGTGACTGTGGGTGAGTTTGTGAACGATACCGCTTGGCTTGCGTCAATAGAGATCGCCGTAGTCCCAGCAGTTTGGATGTTTAACACGCCCGAAGTGTCGGCAGTTGTGACTACCCCGGCGGTCAGTGACGCATTTATAGATGAGGCCATTATGCGGCTCCTTGTTCGTCTGCTGGTTCAGGCGTGTTGCCCTCTTCCAGCCATTTCAGATATGCTTGGTAGTCTGTGTTGTCGGGGGCAAATGGGATATAAGCGTTGTCGGCAAGACGCTTAACGCTTAACGCAGTCTCAGACAAATGGTTTTTAATTAACTTGTACATTTTTACAACTCCGCGCTAAATAAAATTCTGGTGGCAATGCTGTTGCTACTTTGAACTTTTCCAAATGTTCCGGCAGTAAGCCCAGTACCTACAAAATAATATGCACCAACTGTTGTTGTGCCTTCCGGATTTCCACCCGCCATGTTTGCGCTTGCGGTACTAATATTTCCCGTGCCCCTATAAAACATAAAGTCTCCAGAACCCGGAAAACTCACTGTTGGTATTGCTCTCATTGTGACGGGCAAATCTACAGTTGCGCTAACATTGGTTGTAGCGTAAGCCGCTCCATAGCCATAGTTTGAATAATAATCCCCCGAATTACCAAACATTACTGCATACCGCTGGCACATAATCAACTCACGCCCATAGTCACGGTAGTCAAACGATGTTGCTGTTGCGCCTTTTTCCAACTGGACACCTGTGATGTAAAAGGTGGCTCCGTTTGTGCCGACAACGCTGGTTGCGCCTGTGACAGAAGTATAGACAGGGGAAGTCCATGCGCCAGCCGTGCCTTGATAGCTAGACCCACAGCCAAGGTCAATGTACAACCGAATACCCGCACCATTTGTCTTCACCCATGTTCCTGATGTATCGCCAGGAATAGTGATGGATTTTTGTTCCCATGTATTAGCAGAATTGATGGTGTAAGAAAATGGGTAAGCCCTGTTATAAGCCTCATTTACCAAAGAACCACCAAACAATCCCGTCAAAGAACTTCTAACCCAAAACGACAAAGTAACTGTGGAAGCACCAGCCGCACCAAAGCCCAAGTCTGCGGTGTTGTAACCTTCTATATTTTGAAGAATAACAAATACATTAGTTGAACCAGACGAATATGCTGACAATGAAGTGATGCCAAGGTAATTCGCAAACCCTGATGGCGGTGTTACAGAACCTGCATTTTGTTGTGCTGTATATTTTGATGCAACATCAGCATAAACTTGCATCCTATCAACCCCAAAAGTCGTAGCTGTTGGAGACACACTCGCCCCAGCATTCCTCTGGTCAATCACCATCGCACCATTAATGATGCGGTTCTTGAAGCCGTAGTAGCCCGTTGTAGTGCCAGTGCCACCAGCAGATTCAGCAAGCACCCCAGTGGCAGTGGGCAACACAGCCATCGTCCCCGATGCTGACGGCAAAGTCACAGTCACAGTACCAGCCACTGCTGGTGCGCTCAGGGTCACAGAACCGCTAGTGTCCCCTTGTATTACAACACTTGACATATTAAATCCTTTGTATCACAAAACGACCCAGCGTGAGCCGCTGGAAACAGTAACCGCCTGACCGCTTGCCACGGTGATCGGCCCTGCCGATGAGCCTGAGAACCCTGCCGCAATGGTGTAGCTGGTAGCCACTGTTTGGCTGTTTACCACAATCCCGTTGGATGCAACAGGAACCCTTGATTTAAGTTCACCCGTGTTTGGTTTGTACAAAAGAAACGCATTGCCCGTAAACAGCGTTGATGCCGTTCCAGTTGTAGCGTTTGCAAACAACGGATAGACATCGGTTGCCGTGCTTGTGTCGTTGCTTAAAGCCGCACCACCCACAGAAGCCCATGCAGTTCCGTTGTAGCCTTCAAATTCAGTTGTGGTGGTGTTGAAGCGAAGCATTCCACTTGCCGCAGTTGGCCGCTGACCCGTGGTTCCTTTGCTGATTGTCAATGCACCAGTTGAACTGAAGGTGGAGTCCGTGGTGGCCGTCAAAGCGCCAGTGATCGCCAGAGTCGATCCGTTCCAAGCCAAGTTGGCACTGTCACTGAGCAAGCCAGATGCGCCAGCAAAGGTCACTCGACCAGATGTCAGGGCGGTGTTTTTGATGCTGTTGGCGGTAAGGAATGTCCCATCCCAGGTCAGGCCAGATGCTCCGCCCAAAACGCCGTTGTTGTTGAATTGAACCTGAGTGTTTGATCCGCCGATGGTGCCGGTTCCCTTGGTGGCCAGCACTTGCACGGTTCCGCCACTGTCCTTGTAGAACATCTTGCCATCTGCGGCATTGATGGCTACCTCAACGCCGCTTGCGCTGGTCGTCAGGTTTCCAGCCAACGGTACGTTGGTAGCTGTGGTGCTACCGTAGAGCAGTATGGGCGTGTAGCCGGTTTGTGCCATGTTTCTTCCTCAGAATGCGCCGCCCGACACACCACCAGTAATCTGGCCTGTTGACGGGTTGCAGGTTATCGACGAGTTTACCAATTGCCCAAGATTTCCGGTAGTGGCTGACACGAATGTCAGATAGTTGGTGGCATTGGTTGAATTGGCGGTGATCGCCGTGTTTGTTGCATTGGTTGCGTTTGTGGCCGTCCCAGTCAAAGATGCAGTGATCGTCCCGGCAGTGAAGTCGCCCAATGCGTCCCTGGCAACAATTGCACTGGCCGTGTTGGCGCTGGTCGCTGTGGTGGCGCTGTTGGAAACCTTCCCCGCAGTGGCTATGGTCGCCAAGTAAGTGTCGGTGATCGCCGTGGCATTCCAAGTTCCCGCCGTCAACGTCCCAACCCCAGTGATCCCGGTGTATGAGCCTGTGATGTAGGCAGAGCCCACAGTCCCAGAGGTGATCTGGTTGCCATTGATTGCAATCGCTGTGGTCGCCGCCAAAGTCAATTGGCCCTGGGCGTTGACAGTGAATGTTCCCACCGATGACGCCGAGCCATAAGCACCAGCAGTCACCGCTGTGTTGGTGATGCTGAACTGCGTTCCCGTCAGGGTCAGGCCAGTGCCAGCGGTGTATGCGCCAGATCCTGAGAACTGAACCCATGTCACCGGGCTTGTGCCGACAACAGTCACCGGGTCGGTCTGAACCCAGCCAGTGCTTGCGTACAAAGTGCCGTTGGAGACAAAGGTGAAGTCCCCGCTTGCCATCTCGACAGCGGTGTCAAAGTCGGTTGCTCGGGTGAGAACCGTGCCGCCAGTCGCCCAGGTGTAGATGCCGTTGTTGGCCTGTGTGGCTTCGTTCTTCACGAGCACACGGTCACCATTGAGTAGCGTATACCCATCCAAAACGGTCAGGGCCACCGACAAGGTCAAGGTCGCCCCAACGCCAGCCGTGCCGTTGTTGTAGGTCACCGTGCCGCCAGTGATTGATGCAAGCGTTCCGGGGGTTGCCGCCGCACAAGCCGCATGGACATGAAGGCCCTCGGCCACCGCATCCACATACTGCTTGGTCGCCAAATCCAGGGCGGCGGTCGGGTCTTGGGTGACTGTGACGGTGGTCAGCCCACCCAGGGTCAAGCTTGAGCTTCCCAAGCTGATGGCGGTGGTTCCAACGGTCAGCGACGAGTTGGTCAAAGAGGCGTTGCCAATGTTGGTCAGGGTGTTGGTTGACCCGCTGATCGACTTGTTGGTCAGGGTCTGTGACCCGGTCAACGTGGCAACAGTCGAGTCAATTGCAATGGTGACGGGGGCAGAGCCGTTATAGCTCGTGCCCGTCAGGCCGGTGCCTATGGTCAAGGCATTTGTGGCCGTGGCTGTGACAGTTACAGAGCCACCCAAGCTCACCGATGAGCCGTTTATCGTGATGGCACTGTTGGCCAACTGAGCGTTTGTAACCGTCCCAGACAAGGCGGTTGTGGGGATTGTGGTCGAGGCCGTCATAGCCCCCGCGCCGTTGCCATACACATATCCGGTTAAACCGGATGTTCCCGTGCCGCCACTTGATGTGTTTAAAGTGCCAGCCAGCGTCACCACGCCCGTGGTATTGGTGCTGGGAGTGAACCCGGTGCTTCCCGCGCTAAATGAGGTCACGCCACCGGTCAGGCTGAATTGATTCCACCCGGTGCTTGTGTACCCCTCAAACTGCTGAAGTGTGGTGTTGTAGCGCACGGTGCCAAGGTAGGTGACGCGCTGACCGGTGGTGCCGTTGGGCAGGGTAATGCCACCGTTGCCGGGGATGATGGGGTTGCTGGCCAAGCCAACCGTCACGTTTCCTGATCCATCGCCATTGGTCACGCTGGTTTGGTCGGTCGTGCCCAGAATGTTGATCTTTGCCGGTAATCCCGACTGGAGAGCCAAGATCCCGGTGCCGGTCTGCGACACCAAGTTGCTCAGGAACGTGCCAAGGCTGATTGTGGGGTCGCCAGCAACTCCATCGCCATTGGCAATGGTGAGGCCTGCATTAACCGCCAAAGTGCGCCCTGTGAGCGTATTTGAGCCCGTCTTGACCTGTATGCCGGTGGGACTGCTGTTTAAAGACAGCGCCGCGCCGGTCAAATTGATTTGAAGGGTTGATCCTGCGCCGTTATCAGTGAGTGACAAACCGCTACCTGCGGCAATTTGCCTTGCATTGGTCAGCCCAACGGTCGATCCAACCGTTAAAAACGGGTAGTTCAACGCACCAGCACCAGCCATGGCCGCAGTGGTGGTTTGAACGGTCACCCCGTTTTGAACAATAGGTACCGCCTCAGTCCCGGTCAATGCTTGGGCCTGGGGTAGCTGGGTGATGGTTATCTGTGCCATGTCAGGGTTGCAATCCGATTACATCGTTGTTGCCATCATTCTCGGGCGTTTGCGTGTTCTGCTGTGTGCTCACAATGTATTCTTGATACCCGCCGGTAGAGATGTCGTTGGGGTCAACCGCAACACTAACATCAGGCCGAGGAAATTGCAAAGTGATGCGCTCAGTCTTCCTCGCCGGTAACCGGTATGGATCTTTTTGATCCGCACAACCCTGCTGGCACACCTTCAGCCCAGGAAAATTGGGGTCTGGCATGGCCTCAATGATGGGCCGCTTAAAGCGACATCTGTCGCAAATGAAAACTGCAATTACTGCGTTGCCCGTTGTATCAAGAAATCTAGGCATTGTTCACCACCTTAGATACAAATCCTATTGAGCAACCAACCTCTTGCATGATGTCGTTGTATTTTTTGCCATCGGCTCTCATAGCAAGTATTTTTTCGGCTTTTTTTGATGATTTCAATTTAATTGATTCAACGCTTGCTTGCTGTGCCTTGGCGCGGTTTTTTGATATTTTTTTTGAATATTCGTAATCTGTTGCAAACCGCTCTTTAAACCTTTTGCCAGCTTCGGACTGGTATCCTTCTGTTCTATTTTTTGTGGCATCAGAACGAACTTTGTGCATGTAAGCATCAAAAGATGGATCAGCAATACGCTTTTGCTTAATAAATTTTTCTCTTTCAACAAAAGCATAACGACGTGCAATTTCAAATAATCTGCTATTGCAATATCTGTTCTTCCCACCGCTCATGACGATGACCGCTTGCCACATAATTCCGCCATGAATTTTGGCCAACAATACATGCGCCAAAAAATGTTCTCTGGCCGTCAATGCAACAAGGTTTGAGCTATCGTCTGATCCACCCAAAGCTTTGGGCAAGATGTGGTGGCGTTCAACGTATCCTTCCGGGCACACCCTGGCCTTTGCTTTCGCAACCAAGCGTTGATATGCCAAAAAGTAGTTCATCGTGTATACACCGAAATGTTTGGGGCGTAGTAGATCGGCGATCTGTCGCGGTTTTCGGCCTCAGCCATTTGGAAATACTTTTCGGCTTGGCCTTCCAGATACTGAATTCTGGCCAATTCAACCTTGGGCAGGAGCAATCCCATCTGATGGGCCAGCATCATCTGGATGGCCTGATAGAAGTATTGGGGCAGTTCCAGTTCGCCATTGAGGTCGCCAATGTCCATCACTTGCCGGGAATACCAAATGGTCATCTGGTAAAACGGATCTGATGGTGTTGGCCACAAAGTGATTTTGGCCTGAGGCAAAGTTCGGTTGAACCAGTACTGATATGGCTGGTTGGCCGTAAAATTTTTGTTGGGCAAATTGGTGTAGTCGTCGCGGTTTAACCGCGCCATGGTGACTTCGGTGGAGTTGTTGCCCACATAAAACTCAGCCACGTTCAGGGTGCCGCCGCCAGTTTCGCGCATGCGGTAGTACTGGACGGTCACACCTGGATCGATGTCGTACCACAACCAAGTGCCAGACACCCAAGTGGTCACACCGGTATCTTCCAGCAAATTCCAGGTGATCCCATCCCGCGACCATTCCAAAAGAATGTGGAACGATCCAGAGGTGGCAGGCAGGATACCAATGGAGCCTGCATAGATCGAGTTGTTGGCACCGTAGTTGATGCCAATGTTTCCGTTGGGTGCGGTTTGAGCATCCGAGGTCAGCACATCACTGTCAAAGGCCAGACCGGCATTGCCAGATGACGCAAAGTATGAGCCACCAGTGGCAGGAGTTGGCCGCTCCATGCGGCGATACAGGGCGTTGAGCACGTCATTGCCACCCACGGGTAGCAAATACTCGTACTGATCCATGTTCAAGCCATAGACCTTCTTTTCAATTGCCCAGTAATTGATGCCCTGATTGATCAGGTTGCTGAGGATGAAGAAGAGGGCTTGCTTTGAAGCTTGAACCTGTTCAACGGTCAGTTCTTCGGCCAGTTTTCCCGCTTGACGAGCACCCTGGTCGATGAATTGCTGTACCGAAACGACAGTTTGGCCAACGGTTCCGCTGTATGCCATGGGTTACCTCACCAGTTTTGGTGTTTCTTTTTTGCAGATCCGCCACGCTTCATGCCGTCCGACTCTCCGCGCTCATTGGCACTGTGAAATTCTTTGAGCTTGCCCATCATGTCTTTGCCATGTTTTTTTTCTACGGCCTGATACGCCTTGCTTATAGCATCTTTTGATTGACCAATTGTTTTGCCATGCTTTGCATAGGTCTTGGTGTACAGGCTACGAACCGAAATTGGCAGTGATTCTTTGGTCATGTTTTCTCCTTTACCAGCCGGGACAATTCCAGCGCTTCAACGATGCTTTGGCCCTTGGCGCATCACCCTTGGAGTGCTCCACCACACCGCTCATTCGGGCGCAGAAAGAGTCCTTGCGTGACCCGCCTTGGGGTTGCGGAGCCTTCAAATTTGATCCAGTCTCACGGTTGTATTTTGCCCGACCTTTGGCGGTTAATCCAGCGCCTTTGGACACTGGAAGCTTCTCACCACGGCCAACTGCCAAGGATGGATTTTTTGCCATGGCTTACCAGCAAGAATTTTTAGCCGATCCACCAGTTTTCATTTTGGCGGTTTTTGCTGACTGCTTGAAGGCGTCAGCCGTTGGCGCACCCTTTGTCCCAGGCTTGCGCATTTTTTCGCCAGATCCTTTAAGAATTCTTTGCTTTTTTGCAAAAATGTTTGCATACAAACCCTTTTTCATAAATTACCAGCAAGATTTAACCTTGCCGCCTTTTTGGTAAGAAGATGGATTGGATTTTTTCACAGCTTGGATTCTGCTCGACAGTTTGCCCATTTTGCTTTCCATGCCACGAGCCTCACGCTCTGCCGGGGAAAGATTCTGCTCACGGTCAGCCATCTGGTACCTGCTACCGCCCAAGCTTTCGTACTTGGCCTTCATGGCTTGGTGTTGCTTCTCCAGCCCAGACAACCCGGCAGTGTCTTCCTCCAAGCGCTTTTGACTTGCGGCTTTGTCCTTGGCCATCAATACCGCACGGCCAGGGCCTGGACGGCTAATCTTGGCGGCAAATGCCTGCAAATTCTTGATCAAATCGGGTTGTTTCACGCCACCACCATCAGCTTTCCCAGCCTTGCGTTTGACCGCATAGGCAATGGCCACGGCCTGCTTTTGCGGTTTTCCAGAAGCAATTTCAGCCTTGATGTTGGACTTGAATGCTTTGGGTGATTTGGACTTGATGAGTGGCATAAATCACCCGCAGAAAATTGTGAGCGCCGCGCTTGTGGGCAACGTCACATGAATATCGGTTAAAAAGCGGATGCCGTTACCCGGCAACAAAGTTGAAAACGGGTTTGTTGGCGTAGCAGAAATGTTCACACGCAAAAGCACAGTGCCAGATGCACCGCCATCACGAAAGACAATTTCACCAGCAGTACCGCCCGTCAATAATTGATAGCCAGCAAGATTTGTTGCGCCAGAATAAATTGTGCCCGTCGAATCACGGTGCGCAGAAAACACATTGGTCAATGTTGACATATCTCTCTCCGATTAAAAGCGGGGGCCGAAGCCCCCACTCAGTTCAGCACATTGCTCGACCGCCGCGCCTTTTGGGGGCAACCGTCACTGATTTCTCAGTTTTGGTCACTGACCCAGCAGGCAGTTCCGGTTTGCTGGCAAACAGGCCTTTAACGCCTTCATACATGCGTTTTGGAGCACCCAGGATGCTTTCGCGCATCGCTTGGTTTTCCTTTTTTTGAACGTCTTTTTCAGTTTGCATGCGACGGGTTTCACTGTCAATGACAGCGTCCCCATCAGCAAACTTTTTTACGTTGCCGCCCTTCTTAAAGGTGCCAGACTGCATGGTGTTAGCTATTGGCTTTGAAGCTGGCTTGCGTGGCATTGCGACGGGTTTGCCTGTGTCAACAGTTCCCCCCGTCGCGTAGGCTTTTTTTGCGGCAAGCCCTCCCATGCTGTAGCCACCGCCATTTCCGTTTTTTACGCCGCCAGTGGTGGTGTTGGTCACGCCGGGTTTGGCAGTGTTGGCAGGCCGATTTTCCCAATCGACGTTGCCACCTTTTGCAAAACCACCAGCGTTGCCCATCTTCACGCCGCCGCCAGACCTGTAGCCACCAGGAGCGCCTTTTTTGACTTCACCCGTGGTGCCATTAGTCATGCCTTTACCGGCGGTAACCATTTTGGTCTTGCCGGTTTTGCTCATGATAATGCCGCCACTAGCCTTCTTCATAATGCCACCAGAAGTCATGCCATGCGCCTTGCTGGCCGACATGGATTCATGATGCTTCAGTTCTTTTTCCAGCGAAGCGCAGTCAGCACTGGTTGAGCCACCCTTCTTCATGCCGGTGAGGGCACGACGAACTTTGGCGGCACGAGCCATACGGGCGGCGGCAGGCATTGAGGCCATGGCGGTGGGGCTCATGGCGCTCATGGGAGAGCGCATGCCACCAGCCATAGGAGCCGCAGGAGCCGCAGGCATTGCGGCCCCAGGCATCATCCCACCCATTTGCTTGTGAGCGACTTTGCCGCCCTTGGCATACTGGTTGGGGTTCATTGCCTTGCGACGATCGGCCATTGAAGGCTTTTTCGGCGCTTTGCCATGTTCAGCGGCCTCAAAGTCAGCCGGTTCGCAATGCATGGCTTTATGCCCTGCCATGCCACCGGATGCCATCTTGGAGTGAACATTGCCACCCTTTTTGAGCTTCAGAATGACTGATGGCTCAGTGGTCATCATTTTGACCATCGGTTTAAATTGGCCCATGGTGTGCCTCCTTAAACTTTCTGAGCGTACACAACGGTCAGGCGGATCACGCCCTGGGTTGTGACAATCGTGCCGTTGGGGTCGAGCGTAACGACGACAGAGGTATTGGTACCAATGTCGCTCATTGCAAGCAACTGTGCGGCGGTGAAGGTGAGGGCAATGCGACCGCCAGCGAACACGTTAGTCGAAGACACATATTGTGTGCCTGCGGCGGCGGTGCCGATGGTCATCGGAATTGTCGTAGCGGTTCCGCCACCAACCACTTCGTCCACAACCATATCGGCAACTAAGTCGATAATCTGTGAGTAAGCGGGGAGAGTGATGGTTGCGCTGGTAGCAGTGCCTGCGGCGGCAGTGGTAACAGTGGTGGTCTGCGACATGACGACAAAGCCGCCATCTACAGTATCCGTCAAAGTGCCAGAGCCAGCCCGAAGGGTAGAACCAAAGTAGGTTTGTGCCATTGTCTTTTCTCCTTAATGGAGCAGGGGCCGAAGCCCCCGCAAGGTTTAGACGCCGGGGGTACCGTACACCGCACGAGGATCGGTAAATCCAACCGTGTAGCGTTCGGTGGCCTTGTAGCGCATGGAGTCGGTTTCGAAGTCACCTTCCATGGTCTTTTCAAGGCGGCGGCGCATCAACAACTTCATGCCTTCAGGCGCATCGGTCTGCACCCAGAAAGCGGTAGATGAGGTCAAGCGCGAGATGACAGCGGCACCTTCGTCCAGCAAGCCAATAGACTTGACGGGGTTGATGTCGTTGTTGGCATTGCCAGCGCGTAGAACGCTCTTCAACAGCACTTCGGCCTGGAAGATGTTGCCAGGAGCCACAATCAATTGACGGGGCACCAAACGAATCTTCTTGCCGTTGTTGTCCACTGCTTGGCGAATCTGAATCAACATCTGCTCAAGCGATGTCTGGCTCAGGTTGGCGGCGGTGGTCAACTGGTTGCTGAAGGTGCCATTCACGATGGGGTGAGCGGTGTTGGTCAAAGACACACCGTCGCCGCCAGGGAAGGCGCTGTTGAAGGCTACGTTCAACACGTTGGCTGACAACAGTTCTTTGGTTTCCACCAAAGATTGTGCCAAGTGGCGTGCATAAACTTGACCGATGCGGATATGGTCGCCGTCTTCCACCAACACTTTGGTCAAAGCGAAGGCCAAGCCATACACTCGATACACATAGCGTTGCAGGAAGAGTACGCCACCTTGCTGATAGGTCACCGGGGTGCCATCGGGCAATTGGGGCGCGGCTCCAAATCCATAAAGGACGGGCTCTTCATGATAGTTACGGGGAATGCCGTCTTCCTCGCGGAACACACGGCTCCACTCGTCGGCACGTTGGTCATAGACTCCGTCGAAACACTCATTGAGGATTGGCTCAACGATTGAACGGAAGTCCGTACTGCGCATTGGTGCGGCCATTTTCTAGCTCCTTGTATTAAGCAATTGCGGTGACAGCACCGAAGAATTGCGAGTTGGCACAAACAACGCGCACGATGGTGTACGTGTCACCCCATTCATTGTCCACATAGGGAGCAAGATCAACAACACGCATCTGGCCCTGGACACCGCTACCAACGGCTGAAGCGGCATCTAAAGTTGCCTGCGACAAACCTGTGGTGGTGGAACCAGCAGTCACGTTGCTGAAGTTGAACTCGTTACCAATGGTGGTCTGAGCCATCGAAGCACTTGCCTGAATTTCATAAACGATGTTTTGGTCGTTGTAGAAATAAGCAATGCACGAGCCAGCGATGTACGCTGTGTTGGCAGGCCAGTTGTTGGACACGCGACGACGACCAGTAGTATCAGTAAACTCGACACCTGCAAAAGCTCCAACCCATGCACCTGAAGTGGTGGCAGGGGTGATGGTGCCCAAGGTACCGCCGATGGCAGTCGTTTGGTAGCGGACGGGCTGGCCTTTGAGGATGGCCGTAGCGAACGCAGAGGGAATACCGTTAGCAAGCGCTTGAGCGCGATCCAGACCGGAGGGATGGAACGCAGGGCGCAAGCCAAACGGAGCAGAGGTTGAACTCATAGAGACTCCTTAACCGGAAAAAACCGGAGTGTTGGTGGGTTGCTGTTCAATAGAGCCAAAGCCTTCACCTTCCACACTGACCAATCGCCGTCCGTTGCTGTCACGCTGATTCTGAAGATTTTCCTGTTGAACAATGATCTTCTCAGCCTCTTCACGAGGTTTCTCGTGGTGCTGATAAGTCATGATCTCTTGGTAAATGTCCATGGGCAGTTTAAACAACAACATCTCGTTGCAACTGACAAAGCCAACATGCTCACCAGACTTCACGCGATATTCGTCATAGCCGGGTATCTCATCCGCTTTCACGGGAACGTACCCAAGGCGCATTCGTTTATCGATGCTGTCGTAGCTGTTGGTTGTGGAGAGCCAGCAAAGGTGCCAACCATCGACCGATGGAAGTTTTGGCAATGCTGATTGCGTCCATTCCTCGCTCCACATCTTTCGACGTTCCTGCGCAGAAATGAACTTATCTTCGGGTGCTTGGCGGCTTGCGTCCTCGCTGGAGCGATCATGGCGAGCACCAGCACCTAGAGATTTTTTTAAACGAGTTTCAGTCATGTCAGTTCTCCGATTCAGCGACCGCCTTGGCGGTCAAATTTAATGAATTGCTCTATCATTCGACGCTTGCGCTCGGGGTTGTCCCATGCACCGGCTTCCTTCATTGCTTTAACCCTTTCAGGTGAAAGAACAAATTGGTTCCGGTTGGTTCCCCCGTATGCGGCAGACGCTTCACGACCTGAACTACCCACTACATTCCTCGGTTTTCTGACGACTGGATTATCGTCGTTGGGGCCATTGTAACGATGGGGAAGTTCTTTTTGCAAACGGCTGTCAAGCTCGTCCCAATAATCGGCATCTGCGGGATCCCAGCCCTGGGTCACCATCAACTCATCAATCTTTTTTGCGACCTTTGAATCGGTGTCAGAGGCGTCGGGCCGGTACCAAGAATTGCGGCGCATCCAGTCTGCCGCACCACGCTGTACAGCAGGGTCTGGCAAGAAATCTTGGGTTGGTGCCTTGATCTCACGCTCGGCTTGCGACCGGTGGGTTTGGAGCTTGCGCACATCCTCCTGGGCTGACTGCCACAGGGTCTGCGCTTCGACCATTGACTCGCCATCATTGTTGGAGGTGGCTTCCATCATCTTCATCTTGGCGTATTCCAGGCGTACCTGGGCGTCCTCAATGTTCTTGTCGATGCGCACCAGGGATTGCTCCTTGGTGTTGCGCTCCAAATGGGACAGTCGGCGCTTGAACTCCTCGTTTTCACGGGCCAACGATTGAAGTCGGACGTCCTTTTCCTGGTTCGTTTTGCGAATCAGGTCTTTTTTGGCACGTCTACGGCTCCTTTTGGCGTCCCTGAGGCTGTCAGAGTCGTCGGGATGATCATCATCCTCGTCAGAGAGCTGTCCGCCCTCCGCTTTTTGAGTGATTTGAACCTGACCATTGTCAGAATCCCCACCAATCAACAAATTTTCCGGTAATTCGACCACCGCAGAGCCATCTTGTGACTCCTGAATGTCCAAATCATCGGCCTTTTGTTCAGTAGTTGCCATGTTTTACCCCTTAAACGTAAGCTTTGAAGCTCAAAGGATCATCCGTCACCTTGGCGATCAGTTCGTGATCGTTCAAAGTCATGAATAACACCGGATCTTCACCCTCTTCACCCGTAACCTCGCGCTCCCAGCGGTCGCCACCCCATTTGGGGACGCGCACGTAGTCGCCGATCTGCGCCCATGAGCCCTCGGGCCATGATTGCATGGTGTCACGGTTTTTGAATGCCAAGGGGCCTATGGCTACCACTCTGCCGATCATGTTGTTCCACTTTTCGTTCTCCTTGGTTTCCTCCACCAAGATGATCCGACCAGAGGTCTTACGTTTGATGCGGCGCAATTGAACAATCACACGTCCACCGTATGGTTCTTGCCCTGGTTTAACCAGGGGGAAGGCCCATTCAAGCTCGACTGGATCGCTCACACCCTCATTCCCACTGATAGTGGGGATCTTTTCCTTTTCACTCACACTTTTCTCCTGACACCATATTTCAGGTGCATTCACATTTAAGCGCCTTGCGGCGCGGCCTCGGCCCCGGAGTGGGGCTTAATCTTGATTTTTTTCTTCGTCTAGCATGTTGTCGATCATGTCCATGGCCGCTTGTAGGCCCTGGTACTCGCCGACAATCCTTTGATACGCTTCCCAGGTTACAGCGTTACCCTGAGCCAGGGAAACGTGCATCTCTGCTTGGCGGATCTTGATCAAATGAATCAACCGTTCAATCATTTTTTCTTGGCTTGAGCCAGTCCACCAACGGGTTTCTTGGAGCTTTTGCTTCCGCCCTTAGGTTGCATTGCGGTGCCGTCAAGCTTCTCACCCATGGCGATGCGCTTGTGCTGGGGCACGAGGATCGTGCGTTGCTCGTATTCACTGGTTGACATTTGGTACTCCTTGCGGTGGTTGCATTTCAGGTGCGGCGGGTGCCACGGGTTGTTCAGGCAGGGCCTGAGGTTGAGCCTGAGCCTGAATAGTCTCATGCGTCAATTTTGCATTTTCAATTGCAATCTTGGTCTGATTATCCAGCGCTGACTTCTGCACGTCAGCCTGCAATTTTGCCTGATCGTATTGGTTATCGGCCTGATCCTTTTGGGTCTTGCGCTGGGTTTCAGCCATGCTGGTTTCCTTGACCACTTGGGCATCAGGCGGCAGGGCCTGTTTGGCCGCTTGCTGGCGCTGTTGGGCCACTTGGATCAACTGCTGGAAGGCTTGGCCAAACTGCGAGAACACCTCTTGAGTGTCGAGCATGACGTGGGCACCAACGGTGGTGTACAGCTTGTCGATAGTTGGGGTCAGGGCCGGGTCGTCATAGTCCGTGATGGGCTTGCCACGGGCCTTGGTGACATACCCGTTGGAGCGGTTCAAGTACCACAAGGTCATGTGTTGCTTGATGTGCTCGATCAGGTTGTTCAGGAAGGCTGGATCTGCAAATGGGCTTTGGCCAAAGAACGGGTTCAAACCGAATTGCAAGTGGTCTTGGATGTGGGCAATGTGATCTTGCTGGAGGTAGGCGTATGAAGCCTGACCAATCAGCATGGCCGCATTCTCGTCTGCTGAGGTGCGCTGTTCGGGTGCTGGCACGTTCTTCATCAGTTCATTGATGTTGGGCACCTTCATCTGCTTGAGCACCCGGCTCAACACGCTTGGCATGTTGAATTGATCGGGGTGCTTTTCAGCCAAGGACAACACAGCTTGGTTTTGGGCCATGCGCTGGGTTTCGCTGAAGATGTGCGGATCGGACACCGGCACCACGTCAGTGACTTTGGAAAAGTCATCGCGGGTGATCTGCAAATCAACGACCTCATCGGCCATCTTCATTTCATCGAAGTGCCACCGGTTTAACCGACACAGGATCTTCAAAACCCTGGCTTGGCTGGCATGCATCCGGGCATGGATGGCTGAGAACACCGCCGCCCCTTGCTCAATCAGGGCCTGGGTGGTGCCCACAGGGGCCTGTGCGCTTACGTCAGCGATCTTTTCCTCGCTGGTGGTCACTACCCCCTTAGCCGCCTTGTCCAAGAAGCCCAGAAGCTCCAAAAGCACCTGTGAGGGTGGGTTGAACGGCATGGGCATGGCAATCTGGCGGATGTCGTTCACGCCGGGTGCGCCCTCGATCTCCACAATCTGGGTGACTTCCACCTGTTGGCTTTGGCCGCTGATCTTTGCGCCCTTGAGTTTCAACATGGTGGCGGCGTTGTTGATGTGCGCCGAGTCCAACAATGCACGCAGGGAGCCGGTCAGGGCCGCTGACAAGCCGCCGATCAGGTGGGGCAGGCCAATGGCATAGGCACCACGCCACGGGATGAATTTGAACTCCACCACCCAATCCAGCTTGGTCATGGTTTCATCTTGCTCTTCCCAATTTCGATACAGGCCGACAACTTCGTTGTCCAACTCATCAATCATCAGGATGTACGGAGCCATCGTGCCCTTGGAGTACTTGTCGTCATCAAGCTCCAGGTAGGTGTAGATGTGATAGACCTTGCGCAGGCCATCCTGGTTGTCCTCCATCTTTTTGCCTTCGATCTTGTCGTTGGCTTTTTGGGTCTTGGAGGGTTCAAATTCCATCGTCGCTTTGACGACGTTGATGTCACGGTACATCCCCATGCGGATGCGGCGCTGGAACTGCTGGGCGGTGATCTCGTGAACTTCAGCCGCACGCTGGGCGGTGTAGAAGTTGGTGGCCGCAAAGGGCAGGATCACCCGGTCGATGGGCAGGAACTCCACGCATGGGCGCTTCTTCTCCTCGTCAAACCACAGCTTGAAGTATTGCGACCCGCCCAATGGCAGTTGGGTCAGCATTTGCTCTTGCTCGTCGCGGAACTCCTCGATCTGCTCAGTGATCTGCCAATTCAAGTAGTCGCGCTTGCGCTCGGCAGTGGCCGTCTTCATGTCGTCCATCTTGCCCAGGATCTTGGTCTTCACCGGGCCATCGGGCGGAAACAACTCTTTGATTGCACGGGCGGCAAAGTCCACACAGCCCTCGGCCATGACGGGGTGAACCACTTTTGACGCACCCATGAAGGTTGCGCCACCGGGAGCGTCATTGCCCATGCCGGTGCGGCGGATGCCCTCTTCATACTGCTTGTCACGCAGTTCACGGGCCTGCTTGTCGGTTTCCAGCAGGTCGATGTACTCCATGGCCAACGAGCTTAGGGTGCCGTTGTTGATTGAGTCAGCGAGGTTGGAATAGAAGTCCGGGTTCATCTCCGGGCCGTCATCGGGCATTGTGATGATTGCTGAACCGTCAGGCTGTTCCTCTGACTGGATCTCAGGCAAATCAATCAGCGCACTGCCGTCAGCTTGTTCGCTGATGCCCATTTCGTCGATGTTTTCTTCGTCCATCATTTCACTTTCGTTTGGTCAACTCAAGTCGCATTGTGTCCAGATCTTTGTGGATGGACACTTTTCTTGATTTTGCCTTGTATGGTTGCTCTTCGTCTTCGCCTCTGCGCATAGCCAAGTGACGCTGGGCCATGATGTTGCTTTCAGGGAAGGCGTGGAAGTCGTCATCGGACAAGCCTGGGTGACGGCCACCAATTGATCCGCCGCCTGCTTTGCGCACGATTTTGATGGGCTGGGGTGCCACGTATTCCTTGCCACGGGCCTTTTCCTGCTCGTGCGGGGGATCGATCTCATACTCACCTTTGTTGGCCATGGCGTGCTTGATGTGAGCTTCGCCAACATGGTGGGTGAAAGAGGTTTCATGGCCGACGTTGCTGGTGGACTCGGTGGGCGTAGTCATCAGGATGTGACCGGCCTCTTTGCCGTTTTTGGACTTGAAGCGATTCTTTGGCAGGTAATCCTCATCCTTGAACCGCGAGTCTGTGGGGATCATGTGGGGAGTGCCATCGTCATTCTTCCCAACCTGAACCAAGCGAGGGTGAAGGACGTTTTGCTTCTGGTAGTCGTAGCGTCGTGCCTCTCCATCTTTGCCGGTCAAGGTGGTGTGGCCATAGTGTGCTTTTTCAGGCGTGGTAGCCTTGCCGCTGGGGCCAAAGTGACCCTCGGGGCCTTCTTTTCTTTCCTCTTCGCTCAAGCGGGATTGCTCACGACCAGCAGACCAGTACTTGGCGTGGGTGATGTGCTGTTCCATCTTCTTTGACATGGGTGAGCCGCGCTTGACGTCGGTGACCAAGTACGAACCTTTGGGCGGGGTTTTGTTGCCCTGCTCATTGACAAAGTCACCCTTGTTGTTTTCTGCCAACACGGTGTTGCTTATCCGACCCTTGTCACGGGCCACGTTTTCAGCAATCTCTTTGCCGTGCTTAACCTTGGGGCCAGTGTTGGAGTGGGTGACGTGGTATCCGTTTTCAGGGTCATGCAACTCATTGGTTTTGCCGTATGAGTTGGCAATGATGGGCGGCTTGCCATTGGCCTTGCGTTGCTCATTTAGGTGACGGATCACATGACGGGATGTGGTGTCGGTTTCATCCACCACGTTGGGGCGGAACAACATGCGCTTGTTTTTCTTGTCAGCTTTTTCTGCCGCACTGCGCATTGAACCGGTGTGGGCCAAGATCCAGTCCTTGGTCATTGCCGGGTCGTGCTTGGCGATGGCGTGTCCCAATCGACGGCTTGCCGCCGCCGCATACTGTGACTCGGCATTGGGTGCAAAGCAGGTGCCTTTGCTGGTGTCCACGATACCGTGCTCATCAGATCCACCGCCACAGCCAGCGGTCTGGCCAGGGCAGGTGTTGAGCACATGGTACTTGGTGTCCTTGCCATGGCCCGATGGGTACAGGGCGTGGCCAGCGATGCCCTTGGAGGCGTAGCCAACGTGTGATCGGCCCTCTTTGTCGTATTCGTGGTTGACTGTATCGAGCTTTTCAGACTCATCCAGCGTGTCGCGGTTGCCCTTAATGAATTTGGCTTGACGCAAGCGATTGAGTGCGGCCTCCTCCTCGGCGTGCTGTTCTTCCAGTGGACGCTTGAAGTGATCTTCCAATGCGTTTTTGTGGGTCTTGCTGATCTGGCCAAGGGTCAATGGTGCGCGGTGCTCGGAGCCATAGACGTTGGAGCGGGCCTCAGCCATGTTCTTGATGCCCTCAGCGCTGGCCTTGGGGTTGCCCTCCAGCATGTGCCGGGGAACCACGATGCCCTTGACCCCTCCTGGGCCTTCAGCCTTGACGGTCACGCGCTTGCTGGTGTCGCCCTTGTTGGCCAACTCAGACTTCATTGCATCGACCGACTTGGCCGACCCACCCTTGGCCATCCCCGGGGGCCCAGGGGGCTTCATGGCGCTCATTGCCTGACCCTGTGGGGTCATCTGCAAGATGTTGCTTGGAGGCTGTCCAAGGGGGTTTGACTGGCCTTGCAACTGGGGTGCGGTGGCTTGGGGCTGAGGCTGACCGGGTTGGCCACCCATCGGTTGCTGTGACTGTGCGGTCATCATCTGGTGACCGGGCTGGTCGGTGCTCATGTCCACACCACCAACGGGCAAGCCAGACTGTGTGGCCAATCCACCAGGGGGCACGCCGTCATTGTCTTCCCAGTCGTTTGAGGGCGGCAGGTAGGGCTTGGGATCTACATTGGGAGCTTCATTCACGCCGATCTGCTGAATGTCGTAGGTGTTGGGCCGCTGGTTCAATGCCAAGCGCATTTGGGCAAGGGTTGGTTGCACGATTACTCCTTATTGGGTGGACACTGAGCCACCGGATTCATAAAGTGGGATGCCGTTCTTCTTGACATCTTGGCGCATTTCTTCGGTGATGGGGAAGTAATGCAAGTTGCGGTATTCTGGCGGAAACTCTATTTGCTTGCCCTCAGAATTATGTCGCAGTGAACCGTTGTCTAATTTTTCTGCATGCCCATTCAATTCGGTCTTTACACCGTATTTCTTGCCGATGCTGTTGAGGATGTTGGGCACCTTCTTGTCGTAGAAGCCTTTCATTCCTTCACCGCCAGTCACAATGTTTGCACCACTGACCATTCTTTCGCCCATTGGGTTTGGTTCAGTTGAAAGCAATTGTTTGGCGGGGTCTTTACCAATGTACTCTTGCAACTTATCTTCATCGACAGTGTCGTCAGCAACTCGATGGCCATTTTTGTCAAAAGCCTTGAAGTAATACGGGTGCGTTTCTTTGTTTGGATGTGGGTTGGGCACCAGCATGATTGAATCAATGTGCTGTGCCAAGCTGTACCGGTCGGCCTGCTCCGCACCCGGTGTTACCACCACACCATGGTAGCCCTTCTCAGCCGCATGATGGATCAAGCGTTTCAATGCCATCTCTTCCCAGTTCTTTTTGAATGGGGCGTTGGGGACGGCATTGCCAAACTTATTATTAATATCAGCAAATGAGCGCTCTACTCTGTTGGCTTCTTCTAACAATGGCTCAATCTCAGCCTGAAGATCTGGCCTGCCTGAATTTCTGTTGAACTCGTTGCCCAATTCCATGGCCCGTTTTCTTGCGGCAACATATTCAGGATCGTTCCAATCTATGCTTTTGTGGTCACCACGGTACCCTTTTTCACGCCCCTGCTGGTGCCAGTCGGACTGCAACTCCTCAAGGTGCAATAGCTTCTTTTCAGGGCCACGACTGGGCTTGATGTCCAGTGATGGGCGCATTGATTCAGGCATACCCTGCAATGCGGCTTGGGCCTCTTCAATGGTGTTGTAGTGCTGGGATTTGTTGCCAGACTTTTTGTTGACCAGGGTGTATCCCATGTCTCCAGGTGCGGTGCGGTCTTTGAGGCGCAGGCTGGCCAGGATGCCGGGTTCGCCACCAAAGTGGGCTCCAACGCCTTGAAATTGTTCTGGCAGTTCTTTTGTTTTTGCTTCAATTTCGCGTATTAACCTTGCAAGTTGGCCAACACGCTTTTCTTGTTCTGGTGTTCTGCCATGGTAGGGCATGTTGCGAAGTTCATTATGAGCAGTCTCAATCTGCTTCATGTAATCTGGTTGTTTTGGAGCCTTGATCAGCATCTCGCGATAATTGTCGCCACCGGGTAGGGTGTATCCACCGTGATATGTTGAGCTTGGGTTTTCGGTTGCACGTTCTTCCGCAAGGCGCAAAGCCTGATCCATGTGGTTGGTGCGCAACCTTTGCATTTCTTCTGCCGCAAGTCTGCGGTATTCCTCCGATGTGTCAGCCCCTTCGCTGGCATATTCTCTGGCGCGTACCCTGATCAGATCATTTGCATTTCTGCGAAGTATTTCTTTGCTTGGCAGGGCTGGCTTTTCGCCTAACACCTTTTCACCAATGGCTGGCGCAGGCTTGGAGCCCAATGCCGCCATGAACTGCTCATGGGTCATCTTGGGGGCGTTGAGCAACTCACCCAGGCCACGCTCGGCGATCTCTGCTTGCTTAACCCCAGGGATGGACATCAGTTCCTTGAGGAACTCAGATCCAGTGCCGACCTTGCGGCGCAATAGCCCTGCGGCCTTGTCCAGGGATGAATAGAAGGGCTTGCCTTGGCCGACCAGTTCTCTCACAGTGGGCGCTCCTCAATCTCAAGGTGGTGGGCGTGGGTCACTCGACCGCCACGGGCTTTGTGGTTCACATGCTCTTCGGCCATCCACTCTTGGGGGCCAACACAGCCACCACCGGCAAAGCCAAATGTCTTCTTCTTGAACGGTTGAGCGCGGGGCAGATCGGACATGCCAGCGGCCTTGTTGATTGACTTCACCTCGGCATCAGTCAGCACCTTATTGACCTTCATCGATCCACCAATCAGCCAGTTGCCCGTCATGTTGGGGTTGGTCTTGTATCTATAGTGCCCACCCTTGGGGATCTGGTCGGTGATGTGCGACTTGACGGGGATCACCTTGCCCTGAGCGTTGGTGCCACGTCTGGTGGCCTCTGATTGCCAATCCACATCGTCTGGCATCTCCACCTCAGCCCATGCATGGTTGGCCGGTCGGCGGTCGGGCGCTGTCAGCTTGGGGTCAGACTTCTCACCGATGTGTGTGGCGATGGGCAGGTCACCGGCATGCCAGCCGGGACGGTAAGCCAAGGCACCGATCTTTGATTTGACCTTTCCGTTGGCCATCTCACCCTCTTTGGCGTCCGTCCATTTGTTCATCTCCACCGGGGTGTTGGCGTCCACAAACAGGGGAAACAGCTTGCCTGGATGGTCGGGGTGGACGCGGAACAACTTGTAGGCCTTGACGGTCTTCTTGGGCTCCACAGAGCCACCCTTGGCCATGTTGAGGTCGTCTTTAGTGGTGTCGTAGGTGCCACGGTTGCCGATAGCCGACTTGATCATCTTGGGGTCGTAATGAACCACTTCGCTCAGGTCGCCATTGCGGTACTGCATCAAGGCGTCATGGCCCTTTGCCATGGCTCGGGTCATCACCTCTTTGCCGATGTAGCCCTTCTTTTCATATGCCTTTTCGACCATCTTCTCGGCCTTCATGCGGTCAACGCCCAGCCTGATCAAAGCCTCGACCATTGGGTCTTTGGAGATCTCGCCGGTGATTTTGAGCGGGTTCTTCACCTTGGCTTTTAGGGGCATCATGTACCCACCGATCTGACCGGGCTTGAGGTTGCCGGTGCGACGGATGTTCTCGAACTCTCGAGCGATTGGCTCAGATGATGGGTGGCTCTTGAGCAAGTCAAGCGCCTCTTGGTTGGGTGATCCGCTGTAGCCGCTGGAATGGGCCGCAGAGGGCGTCATGTACACACCGGCACCCAGTGACCCCTCCTTGCTCATCTTGAGCTTGCTGAGGGCTTCCTGGCCCTTGCCGCCTTCGCTCTGCGTGGTGCTGTGGTACAGGCGCATTGGGGTGTGACTGCCCTCGAGGAACTGATCAAGGTTGGTTGATCCACCACCGGCTTTGGGCTGTGGCTTCACCGGGGGCAGACCATGCATCTTTTCCAGGTTGCCCTGAGCCTGTTGCTTCCTGCGCTGGGCCTCCACCACGGGCGCATAGGATTGCCTCAGGCGCTGAAAATCAGCCAGTTGCTGTGGGGTTAGTGGCACCGCTCGTCCTCTTGGTGGTTTGCGGAATTATGCCTTCTGTTGGGGCGCAGGTCTACCAGGGCACCCTTTGCACCGTGGCTTGACCTGACACACCCCAAGGCGCTCACACCGGCTCATTCTTGCGCCGCCATACAACCCACTCTTTGAACATCTGCCACACCTGTTGCTCACTGATCTCAGCGTTGGGCTGACACAGCACCTCGAACCGGTTGGCGCACATCGTGGTCACCACGCCCTCACGGTGGATGACCTTCTCATAGTCTTTGACTTCTTCCATGATGCTCCTTTTGCGGTTTAACCGCGACTGTATTTACACGGCATAGGGGTTCACACGTTGGCGACGGTTGTACTCCTCGGCATCGAGGATGTCGTCGCCATCGAATGGATCTCGAGGGGGTGCGTCGATGCTGATCCAGCCACCATCACGCAGGTACCGCAGGCCCTGGCTGATGCAGTCCACGAACTCATCATGCACCGTTTCAGGGAAGGAGCATATCTGGCTGACCATGCCCTCGGCCCAGTCCTTGACGTAACCCTTGCGCACGGACGACTCAGGCACCCACACGCGGCCTGCTTTGATGATGTTGGACACAATGCTCAACCGTTGGATCTTGTCGGCCTTGCCGGGGTTGTAGGCGTGGACGGGCAGGTGGGCACGCTGTAAGTCTTGGATCAGGCTGATACCGGCGCTCTTGTCCTCCACCAGGATCAAGTCCACCAGCTTGCGCTCACGGCCCTCACCATAGACCGTTTCAAACTCTTCAATGACCTTGGGGCGAAGGTCGGGGTACTGAAGGTGCTCCTGCCAGCAGTCAAGCACCATGACGCTCATGCCGCCGTCCATGGGCTTGAACACGCCCAGGGTGATTGAGCCGGTGGGGTCGTTGTGGGTCTTGTCGCTCGTGGCGCAGTCATATGACTGGATGATGAACTCCAGCGGGGGGAAGGGCTTGCCGTTGGGCCACAGGCGGAACCAGTCACGGCGCACGATGCCACCCTCCTCGGGATCGATGATCTCGGCGTGGATCTCCTGACGGCCCAGGTTGGTGCCCTCGTATTGGAGGATCTGCTTTTGGAAGGACGGCGCAAGGTTCTTGATGTTGCTGTAGGTGCTGGCGCGGGTCACCACCACGTCATCACCCTCCCGGCTGATCAAGTCCATCACCACCTCTTTGGGCTTGGGTGTGGTCGAGCAAATCAGCTTGGTGCGCTGGCCAAGCCGGATGCCGAACTGGATCATGTCCCAGGATTCCTGAAGGTACTCCCATGCGGCCAACTCATCCAGCCAGCCACCATGGAACTGCGGCCCCCTGAAACGCTCGGGCTCCGACGCCGGTATGCCCTTGATAAAGCTACCATTGATAAGCTTCAGCTCATGTAAACTTTTGTTGTAGTCAGCAATTAGAACTTTTGGTATAACTGAGAGCAGGCCAGAGTCGCCTTCAAAGCATGTGCCCTTCAAGTCACCGCTGGTGGGGGCGGACACCAGCCACCGGGTGCCGGGTTGCTCCCAGGCCCACTCGGCCAGGGTTTCAGCCGCGGCTCGGGTCTTACCGGCTCCACGGCCAGCCAGCATGAGCCAGATGTTCCACCACTCCCCTGGGGGCTCAATCTGATGCTTGTGGGCCTTTTGGTACCACTCCATGCGCCAGTTGACCACCGCCTGCTGTACCGGATGGAGCTTTGCGAACTCCTCGACCAGCGCCGGGTCTTCCAGAAGTTCAGCTACTGCGCTCATTCCACCTGCCGGGTCATCTTCATGTTCTTGAGCAGTTCACCGAACACATTGACGTTGTGCTCAATCACGATGGGCTTGTTGTCGTCCCCAGCCACTTCCATCCTGGCCAGCTTGGGGATGTGGTACTCCACCACGCTTTGGAACAGATCAAATGCCTTTGCCGGGTTAGGGGGCACCACATACCGCTCGATTGGCTCCCCACTGTTGGCATCCACCTCAATGACCTTCACCCCATCGGCAACCTTGTCGAGCCACTCAGTGAGCCTGTGAGCGTTTCCATCAACAAATGAGGCTATGGCCTGTCTGGCGTCTGTTGTGGCCTTGTTGGGCGTTCCTGGTGCCCTGCCGCCTGTCTTTACACCTATTGCCATGTCATGCTCCTCCAAATAAATCTATTTTAGATTCTTTGTGAGCATCAACTAACTTAGTTCTGTAGGTCATATTCCAGTCCTTTGTCGCGCAGTCATTTCAGCGCATAGGGTGGAAGTTTACATCGGTTCAGTTGTTGCCTGCTTTGCTTGGCGTGCATCCACGCATGGTTTGCAAACATACTTCAGGAGCCCAGTCTTCATGTTCATGATGCACCCTTTTTCAGGAACGGATTGCTTTTGGCAAGTCCAGCACATTTTTCCACGGGTGTGCATCCAGGTTTTTTGTTGGTTGATTGTGTTCAAAACAGTGTTGCCCTGCGCAAGCATGTTGAACTGACCACCACTAGCTTTACCCTTATGGGTTTCCCATTTGCTCATTTCATGTCCCCTTCGTTTGTCATTCTGCTTCGCTCCTCAGGATGCGGTGCTCGGCGAACTTCCTGTACACCTTGAGTTCTGCGTTTTCCTTCTTCAGGCGCTCGATCTCCGACTGCATGTGGCTCATGCGGCTCATGGCTTGGTCAATCCAGTTGCTGACCTCCACCGGCATGCTGAACTTCTGTGTGGGCATGGTGACCTTGATTGGGCGTGCCATGACCTTCATTTCTGGTTTAACCAGGGTTTTGGGTTTGGCCACCCCTGGTTTAACCAGGGTTTTCTTTGCCGGAGTTTTTTTGGCCGGGGCCTTTTTTGTTGCCATGATGATCCTAGTGTTGGTGATGGGTTCGGGCGACTTCTTCGGCACGTTTGAACTGACCGGGGCTCACCTCATAGGTCAGGTTGTCCTTGCCGTTAAAGATGTACACATCGTAGTACTCGCCCTGGCCATGCTCAGGGTCGGGCTCGATGCGATCGTATGCCACCGTCACAGGGCCGAAGCCCAGGTCGGTTGGCACACGGTGTTGGAATTGTTCTTGTGTGACCATGGTTGTCTCCTCAAAGAATGATGATCTCTTCATCGGTGTGGATCTCGCGCACGTCATAGCTGATCTTGTCCAGCATCTTGTCGATGGCGGCATCCAGGGTAGCGGCGTACACCACGAAGTCGTGGGTGTGGCCGGTTTTGCTGATGACGGTGAGGGTGTAGTCTTGCATGATGATCTCCAAAGTGAGGGGCCGAAGCCCCGTTGATTTAACCTGCTTGCTGTTCAGCAAAAAAACGCTGGGCTTCGGTGCCTTGGCTGACATACTCATCAGAACCATAAGCAGGATCGACCTCATACCAGTAAGAAGAATCTATGGCCCGACCGGCTTGAAGGGCGGCGTTGACACGAGCGGCCAAACGATCTGCTTTGCCAGATGCCTCTTCGCGCAAATCAGAAAAGTTCACTTCACCGGTTTCTTCGCAAATCAAGCTCATAACACCTCTAAAAGTAGCGTTGTGGCGGAAACGACGACCAGCTTCGTTCTCCATCAAAACGTAATAGCATTCAGCGATGAATGGGTGGCCGTCACAGGCATAACCTGCGGTGTAAAGATCTGAGGCCACATATGCGTTGTAGGTTGCTTTCATTTGGAATCTCCGGTTAAACCTGCTTGTTGCAGTGATTGAACTGTAACACGGAGTTAGAGCTTCCCAAACTATTTTGATAGGTGCTTTCCCTAATGTTGTATTTATGCATCACGGCCTCCAGATCAGCACGTCCAGGGCCACCACGATGACTGCCAGCAGGAACACAACCCGCTGGAGCCTCTGGAATCGATTGTGGGTGAAGGGTGGCATGGTCACATCCTTTGCATCGATATGCGGTTCAGGATGGCCTCTGCGGCGTCCCTGAGGGCCGCGGCCACGGCTCCCTCGTCTTCCATGTCCGCGAGATTGTTCACCACGTCTGCACAGGCTTGGCGCTCGATGAACACGGCCCTCTTGGACGTTTCGATGGCCACCGTCATGATCTCAGCCTTGCCGATGGCCAAAGCCTCATCGAACTCCTGCTGGGTGTAGAGGGTGACGTGGCCACCACCGCTCAGGATCTGTCGGGCCAGTTGGCTGACTTCTGGTTTTTTGGTCATTTGTATCTCCTTAATGGGGTTGGCTCAACATGCCGCTCGGGCGGTGGTGGCTCCATCTTTTCACTGGGCGGCGTCCACCCATGTTTGCGCCAGATGGCTTGCACATCCGACCCAGACGACCACTTGAAGTCCTTATTGGGCACGCTGGGGTAGCTGATCTTTGAATGTGGGGGCATTTGGTTCATGGTGGACTCCTCAAGGGTTTTTGTCAGTGATCACGCCAAGGTTTGCTCGACGCCACAATGGAAAGCCACTGCGCTTGGCACCGGCGTAAACCAATTGTTCCTCTGAATACCGGTTCTTGTTAAACACCGGATACCCTGGCCCCACGTAAACGTGCGGGTTGCGGTAGTTGGGGACGTACATGACCTCGCCCAAGATGTATACGGATTGCATAAAGGTTTCTTCTGCGTGCTCTTTCATGGTTTTCTCCTGGTTAAATTTGATAGACGGACAAGCGGCCTGGGTTGACCCACTCGGCATACAAGTTGTGCTGGGACAGCATGTTGTGCAACACCGGGTTCATGCTCTCACCACGCCACAAGGGGAACTCAGCGTAGTAATCAACCCACTTGAAGCTTTCGTCTTCCTCAGAACTGATGCTGAAGTTGCCGTTGTCTTCAACGTGCTCGTACACGGGCACCCCCGCTTTTTTGAGGGCATTAAATGCTTTGATGAATGGCCGTTTCATGCTGGCTCCTTTTCTTTGGCTGGCTTTTTGAAATGGGCGTAACGCTCAGGCCACCACAAGTACATGCCAACTTCTGCCACATCTTTAAACTGTGCGCCAGCAGTACTGTTGATGACATCAAGTGCCAACTTCAAACCTGCATCCAAGCCTCGTGCGTAATCTGATTTAGTGTCTTCCATAGTGTTCTCCTGATGAGGGGCCGAAGCCCCGGTTGATTAAGCGGTGGTGGTGACTTTGATCACGGCGCTGGACTCGCCACGGAACTTCTTATTGAAGTCCTCGTCTGTGAGGTCTTTGAATTGCTCTGTTGAGCGCAATGCGGCAATGATTGCATCTGCGTCCAAAGAACCAATGCGGTTTTCGATGGTCACACGCACACCGTATTTCTCACCACGGTGCTTGCCTTCGCCCAAGGTGTTGGCGATGCCGTCCTTGAGAACCTTGGTTTGAGCGGTCAGATTTTTGATCTGACGGTCGAGCACCGCGAGGGTGTCGATGTTGTTGGTCAGGGACTCGACAGTTGCGAGGGCTTGGATGGTTGCTTGAACTTCAGTCATTTGGAACTCCTTAGTTAAACCTGCTTCGTTTGCAGTGAATGAACTGTAACACGAAGTTTGAGGAAAAACCGGGCTGATCCAATTATTTACTAGGGACTTACCCTAATATGATTTCAGCGAAGTTAATACTTGGGTTTCTCGTTTAAGCGTTTTATGGTCACATTGAGGGCGTCATGCTCATCCATCTTTGCGATGGCCCAGGCCCTTTTTTGGCCGTGCCAGCCCATCATGCTTCCCTGGTGACATGACTTGCACAGGGCCACGCATGTGTACTGGCAGGACTGTTTGATGTGGTGTGCGTCAGAGGGGCCGGGGGCATCACACACCGAACAGGGCAATTCCTTGACCCGTCCGATGTATTCGCGCTCATCCGCGGTGAGCTTGTTGTTCATGCCACCGCCTTGTCCATCACCCGGTTGGATGCCTCTGTGGAGCGCCAGCAGTCGATCCTGGCCTGGGCTGAGATCAACCCCCACCGATACCCTTCTTCGCGCTCTACAGCGGCTTTAAGGCCCTTCAGAAGCTCGATGTACTCAGGGTCAGCATACGCCTCTACCTCAGCCGCCGCCGCTGTCTTGGTGCCAGCCATCATGGCCGTGCGCATGAGCAAAGCCTTTTTGCTTTTGCGGAACTCCTCAATGTGTACCCGCTCGGCCTTTGCCTCGGCGTATTTCTGCCCGTGGGTGTACAGGTAGTCCACCGCGGCGTTGATGTCCTTCTGGTTCATTTGTCTGTCTTTCCATATTTTGCAATGAGTGCGGCATCGGCCAGTGCTTGGCCCTTGCCTTTTTTGTCCAGGTCGCGCCAGTGCGGCCAGATCTGAATGGCTTTGGATCGAGCTTCGTCCTTGTCCTTGAGGGTCAATCCAGCCCTTTTTTTCCATGACTGAGGGGTCACCATGGTCACGGGTATTTCAAGGGCTCCCAGGACGCCTGAAACGCTCCCGCAGGCATGGCCAAAGGTGTACATGCTGGTCACCCCCTGCCCAGGTCTTGCGCCGGTCAATTCCATGAATGCCTCGGTTAAACCGCACTGCTTGATCCAACTGGCCAGAGCGGCACAGTTGACCCGGTTGTGGGAGCCCACGGCGTAGGTGGGCATTTCCATCCATTCGATGGGCTGGTCGTCTTCCAGCATTACCAATGCCCCGGTTAAACCGGGATCGATGCCAAGTATTCTCATGCGGCACCTCGCATTTCCCAGCCAGCCAAGAAATAGTTCCACCGGGTTTGCATGTTGGGGTTGACGTACCTGCCCTTCTCCATTTTGAAGTCGTCGTCTGTGAACCCCTTGGAGCGCATCAGTGCGTGGAAAACTTGTCGTGCTTTCATGTGTTCTCCTTTTGTTATTGCGGTTTTTTATCTTCATCAAACGACATATCTGGTGGGTGCGGTATGTCATCGTGAACAATTACCCCAAACTCATCTGCAAGAAGTAGTTTTTTGCAAATTAAACAGTAATATCCTTTATTCATTTTTATCCTTTTTAATTGGTTCACTCACAATGCGTCCACAAATCTTGCAATCTCTATGAAAGTAGCCGTCATAAATCCAACCACTACGCGCCCCAAGATGGCCTGTCTTTTCGCAAAGCCACATTCCAAATCTGTATAACCAAGGTTGACTCATGTGTTCTCCTTCAATTGATAATCTTTAAAAACATTTCCTTTGCTTGCATCGCCTTTCCAGCACTCTCTGACCCACCCCTTTGCGCCCGACTTGTAGGTGCGCCAATGACCTCTGACTTGATGC